ACTCTGCCAGCCAAATGTATAATTGCATCAGGCTTTAATAGATCAAAAACTGCAAAACATTCAGAAGCATTTCTTAAATCACAATCGTGAGATGATAAATAATACCAATTAGGATTTTGTTTTTGGAGAGCTTTTCCAACAAAGCCAGTGCCACCTGTGACTAATACTTTGTTATCCATGTTTTTTTTCTTATCAACTTTCTTCTGTCGGATCCATGTAACACTTTTTTATATTCGAACTAAATTCTTGTTTTGAAGTTTTTTTGTGGTTTAAAAATACATTCAGTATTTTATTATAGTCCTTTTTTCTAATCTTCTCAATTAAATTATATGTTTTTGCTACAAGATCTTGACTCTTGTTTCTAGCATTTTCCAAAGAAAACTGATTATTATCTGTAGTTGTTAAATGTTTAACAGACCACTCCTTTGAGATTAAAAATACATCATTCATTGTTGAAGCGTGGATAGAAAAACCACCGTTTTCCCCACTAAGAATAATTCCTTCGCTTAAGTAAAACAACGACATTAAATCATCTTGAGAAAACGAGCCATGAAGCTCAACATAATTTTCGTGGTGGTTGTGAAGCTTTTGTGGAGGAAAGCCAATGTTTACAATTTTAATTCCATTATTGAGTAAATAAGGAATAATTTCTTTTAATTCTGGAACTGTCTGCAAAGTATTTGTATTTGATTGCTTTTTTTCAAAATTTCTTGTAACTATAATGTATGTTTTTTTGTCAAAAATTGAACCATACTTCTCTTTTATGTTTTGAAAAGTTTTAAATTCTGGTTTTAAAAAATTCCCCTCTTTAATAAACGAACACAAGTTTCCAAAATCTCGTTTCCAATGTCCTAGGTCGCGGCCCTTGCTAAACCAACTTGAAAAAACAATATTATCATCTAAATCTGAAATTTCAAAGTCATGGTACTTTACTATTTTAAAATCATTATTATTTTTATATTTTTTTTTGAACAAATTCAATTGTATCTTTCCATCTTGTTGAAGCTAATTCTCTACCATTCTCTACCATAATGTTTAAAACTTCGGGTAAATTTCCACTTTGTTTGTTCATATACTCATTTGATGCCAATAACAGCTCATCTGCTTCACTAATTATTCCCACTGCTTTTTCTGGTATTGCACAAATTATTTTGATATTTTTATATCTTTTCTTAAGTTCTCGTAAGAAAAGATTACATTTTAAAAATGCATGAAATTCTAGAATGGGGCAATAGACAATAAGATCTTTATTCATTGACTTACCATCTCCAGCTTTTATGTTTTATAATTTTTTCTATTTCACTATCAAAATTCTTTTGCGGTTTCCAACCCAATTTACGCAATTTAGAATCATCTAAAGCATAACGTAGGTCTTGGCCTTCTCTCACAACTGAAAAATCTACATAATTTTCCCAATTGTCTAAAGTTCCATTAAAAGATTTAATAATTTTCTTTACAGTATCAATGTTTTTTTGCTCAAAGCCACCAGCAACATTGTAAATCTCATTAACTTTCCCTGAATCTATTATTGTCATCGCAGCATTAGCAGTATCGCTCGCATGAAGCCAATTTCGTGTTGGCGTTCCGCCGTTATGTAATCTAATCTTTTTTCCTCTCATCAAATTTTTAATTGAAAGAGGAATTAGCTTTTCAGGATATTGGCCGATTCCATAGTTGTTCGTGGGACGCAAAATAATGTATTTGATTTCATAGGTTCGTGACCAGGCATGAATTAACATGTCGGCGGCAGCTTTAGACGCAGAATAGGGATTGCTGGGCCTTAGAAGATCGTTTTCTGTATGAGATCCCTCGATAATGTCACCATAAACTTCGTCTGTGCTAATGTGAAACAAAATTGGTCTGTCGTTACAATTTACAGGTTTAATTCTAACGTTTTCTAAGAGATTTTTAACACCGTTTATATTACTTTCTATAAACTTGTCGCTATTCACAATACTATTACCAACATGAGATTCTGCGGCAAAGTTTACTACATAATCGCAGTCATAAAGATTATTTAAATTTTTGATGTCGCACTTATCAAAAGCAAAGTTGGGATAATTTTTAAATTCTTTTAACAGTTCGTTATTTGAGGCATAAGTCATTTTATCAACGCCTCTAACGTGCCAACCTCGATTAAGTGCTTGGCGAGTAAAATAGGAGCCCATAAATCCCAAACAACCTGTTACATAAACTATCTTCACTTAATGCCTTCGAAAAACTCATCTACTGATTTTTTGATGTATCTAATTTTATCATCTGTGATTCCGATAAAAGTTCCCAAAAAGAAAGAGTTAGTTGTTACTTGTTGGGCAACAGGGAACATTTCATCTAGATCTCCGTAATCAGAAGCCATGTGGTGATAGCCTGGATGTGTTAGAATATTGCCAGCAAAGAACGAACGGGTTTGAATTTTTTTGCCTTCAAGATGAGAAATGATGTCTTGCTTTTTAAAAGGCGCATCTTTTTTAACTGTCATCAAATAGGCAAACCAACAAGGATCTGAGTTCGGGGTTGCTTTCGGCAAATGAAAATACTTTTCATAGGGTTTAAAAACCTCATTTAATTTAAGAAAATTAAACTTTCTTGCATGATCCATTTCAGGTAATTTTTTAAGTTGTTCTAATCCCATAGATGCCTGGAGATCAAGAGGTTTAAGATTAAAACCAATATCATCAAAAACATAACGATGATCATAAACTGCTTCTTTCAAACCAGGAAGCCAATTCTTAAATCGATTGCCGCAAGCAGTTCCGTCCACAACGTTTCCTGGTTTCATTGTATTGCAATAACAGGCGCGGCCCCAATCTCTCAGGCTGGACACAGCCTTTCTAATTTTCTTATTATTTGTAGCAACAAATCCACCTTCGCCCATTGTCATGTGATGTGCCGGAAAGAAAGAACATGTTGAAATATCGCCAAAAGAGCCTAGTTTTTTGCCTCTATAGGTCGAACCAAGGGCATCACATGAGTCTTCTAAGAAAATAAGATTATTTTCTCTAACGATTTTCATTAATCTATCCATATCTGGAGGATTGCCCAAAACATGAGCAAAAGTTATGGCTCTGATTTCAGGATCATTCTTAACCAATTCTTCAACTTGATTCAAGTCCAAATTCAAATCAGGTAATGTTACATCAACGAAAACTGGCTTGAATCCTAGCTGAATAATTGGATTAATTGTTGTTGGAAAACCAACAACCGGAGTTATAATTTTTGAACCCTCTGGAAGAGCAAATCCTTTTTTGGATTTTGTAGCAGCCATCATTAATAAATTGGCTGAACTTCCAGAATTCACAAGACAACCAAATTTCATGCCAAGATGCTTTGGAAAGGCCATTTCAAATAGATTAGAGTCTTTCCCAAAAATAAGCCATTCGCTCAAAAGAGATTTTATAGCTTCGCGATATTCATTCTTGTCAAAGTGTGGGCCGGAATAGGAAACCCAATCCTCGCCCGGTTTCCAAGACTCGTTTTGTCGCTTTTCGTCAATGTAGTCTTCAACTAAAGATAAAATGTTTTCTAATTTTGTGTCAATCATTTTTATATTTCTTCTATCCTCTTTGTTTTATCACAAATTAATAAATCATAATGAGGTTTGCCCATTTTTAATTCATGGTGTTTAACATTCCATTCTTCAAGTTGATTTTTAGTTAATTCAGTCCAATCGAGTCCGGTTCCACTCCCCCGAGCGGTCCAATAAATTATTTCATTTCCTTCATCGTATAAGTTATTAACCAAAGAAATATTATCTATAAGTGGGGTGGCCTTGCTATAATCTCTCGATTCATTCGGATTTGAATTCTTGTGTTCACAAATTGTTTCATCGATGTCTACATATATTATCATTATTCCCCTCTCAACTTTTTTCTAATAGAAATTTCGGCTGGTGTCACAACTTTATTAGAAGATCCCAAAATAGTATTAATATTTGAACACCTCTTTTTAAGCTTATCCATTCCCATAACTTCTAGACTTGCTTTCTGATCAGTGCCCCATAAATTATGAGAAAGGGTTATATGCCTTTCAATTACTTCGGCACCCAAAGCCACAGCAATAACTGTAGGCTCTAAATCTTCCTCGTGGCCCGAATATCCGATCACACAATCATATCGTTCCTTATAAAATGGTATTAAATTTAAATTAAGTTCTGCGGGTGGCGTAGGATAGCTCGAATTGGTGTGCATTACTACTGGACTTTTGCCATTTTTCATTATTAAATTAACTGCTACATCAACTTCTCTCAGCGTAGACATTCCAGTAGACATTATTACTTGCACTCCAGATTTTGCACTCTCTATAAGCAATTCCGTTTTTGTTATTAACGCTGAAGGGATCTTTATAAAAGGAACTTCATAATGTTTTAAAAAATTTAAACTATCCAAGTCCCACACAGATGCAGTCCAATCTAAAGGCTTCTCTAAACAATATTTGCGTACTTGATCATATTCTTTTTTCTGAAACTCGATTTTATATTTATAATCCAAATATGTCATCTTCCCCCACGGGGTTTCTCTCATCACCCCTTTTTGGTGTTCGGGAACACAAATATCTGGATTTCTTTTTTGGAACTTCGCACAATCCCAGTTACATGCATTTACCGCATCAATTAGTTTTTTGGCAATTTGAATATCGCCATTATGATTTATTCCTATTTCTCCGATAAAATATGGATGTTCCAATTTATTAAAATCTAGCATTGTGTATCTCCTCTTATTTCTTTTCTTTAAATTCTTTAAGGTCGCTCTCATAGTCAACATCCACTATTGTATCGGACAAGGGGTAGAAGAATGTATCTTCATAATATAAATTGTTGTCCAAACGATTTAAAATATTAGGGCTTGTAATTACCGTATAATGGCAAGCCTCAAAACACGCAGGATACTCTTGCCTTCTATATAATTGATGATCAACAACTTTTGCCCCTTTCGATCCGTCTACAACAAGATAGCACATATAAGGATGAGTTAAAATTTTTTTTTGGCACAGGAGCGACTGGGCACCAGCTTTTAAATAAAAATCATATATTTTTTTAATATCATCAAATTTTCGTTGAGGGTAAGTTAAATACAGCGTGATTAAATCTTGAGTAGGAGATATATTAAATTTCTCTACTGCATCTTTTATAACAAGCTTCATACTCGTATCGTCCTGACACAAACTAGAGTCTCTTTTTAAAATTTTAAAGTTATATCTTTCGGCTCGTTTTATCAACTCTTCATCATCGGTAGTGAAAATGGTTCGCTCACATAAATATGCAGGTATTTTTTGGGCTGTATAATCAAAAAGGTATCTATTTTTATTTGGGAACCCTTTAGAATTTTTACGTGCCGGAATAATTATCCAAGCATTTTTCATCAACTCAGATTCATATTCCACAATTACATCTCAAGTATTTTTTCTGTTTGGTCAGTATCAATATATTCTCTTGCCTGTAAAAATGTATCCATCGGCATGTTTCCAAAATTTACAGGATTTCCATACATATCATTCAACACTTTTGTAGCGTCATCCAATTCTAGCACATACTGATAAAAATTTTCATCACAAATTGGCTCTCCATCGCTATCAAAGGAAATATTAAAATGTTTAGACAACTCCGGGCGGACTTCGCGCCACATTTCGGTCCCTGGATATGCCGTTGCAGTAAACATACGAGCATTAACACTATCGTAAGCTCGCTTATATTCTGAAGTGCCCGGTACTAAATCCTTAGTACAAAAATTTTGTTGCCACTTAATAAAAGCTACGCTAGTTTGAAGATGCTCTAATTCTTCGCCGGGGAAGGCCATAATCCAAGTGCAGTTTCCATGAATATCGGCTTCCTTACAATTCTTAACCGCATTTACCATTGTAGTCGGAAAATCATAAATCTTCCCATTGATTCGTGTGGATGTTATGCCATTCTTTAAAATAAATCCCCCTTTTTTCATATTCTCTAGTGTAATTGGAGATGCTGATTCTGCACCGAAACCAATATAAACACATCCAGATTCGGCCATGTCAAAAAGTCGAGAATCAGCCTCGTCCATTCTAGTGTGAGTTCCCCACTTGATTTTGTCTATCCCGTATTCCTTAAAGACTGGCACCATTCGTTTAATTCTTCTTTTATCTACGGCAAAGTTATCATCAGGAAATCCTATAAAATCCAAATTATAGGTATCTATATATTCTCGAATTTGTTTTGCAATATGCTCACAACTTCTCATCCCGTAATTTCTTTCTCCCTGGGAACCTCTATAACAAAAAGTACACGCATAAGGACAGCCACGACTACTTACCGTGGTTAAACTTCTTTTCATCTCAAACGGAGTAGCAGAACTATTATTGGCTCCTAATCCCCACACAGGAACCTTGATATAATCTTCTAATAAATTATAACCATGTGGATCTGACTCCAGTAAATCCAACGCAGCATAAGGCAATTTATTTAAATCTCTAGGTCTATTTCCCTCGTACTTAAACCGATGCTTTCCACCCACGTACTCAACATAATGCTGACTTATTTGTTGAGACTTGACCGCTTTGTTAATTCCAAGCATCTTGATTGTTTTCACATCATTTAATATAGACAAGATCACATCATCACCTTCAGATCGGGCAATAGCATCTAATTCAGGAATCCACTTAAATAATCCCATGCTAATTTCTGTAGCAAGACCATTTCCAGTAACAAGAAAACAATCCCGCTGGTGTCTTCGGATAATTTTTGAAATTTGTTGCTGCCACCTTAAAGTCGTTATCTTTCCTGACAAAGCTATAATATCTTGATCACCAACATTTTCTAAATGCTTGAGAATTATAGATTCTGCTTCAAGATAACTCAAGTGGCGACCATTAGGAAGGTTGCGATTAATTGCGATTTCATCTTTAATTCGATAACCGTTTAAATCAATAATATGGGGCTCGGCTCCGTGATTTCTTGCAATTGAGGCTAAGATACCCGGACCCTCGGGAGGAACATTAGGAAGGGCGGCCTCTCGTAGTGGCATATTGATAAAAGTTATCTTTATCCCCCGAAAACTATTAGAAGAAAAATCTTCTACAGAATTTTTTATAATAGAAAGCAACTTGGACATTTTCTAAAGCCTCACTTCTAGATCAGATTTATCTTATCTATTAGATTTTTCATAATTTGTTGTTGTCTCGAAATGATAAATTATAAGGTAATTTATTATTTTTAAAAGACAGGTTGTGTATTTCGACCCCATTATTATACCCTATTTTGCATAAATATTGTAGGTCATTTATGATTTGCTTTCTTTCAAAAGGATCATCAAAAGCATAAAGCTCCTGAGATGTTTTTGATGATTTTATTTTTTCGTCAGTATAACCAGCATGTGTGTGTCCAGTTTTAGAAAGAGCCTCTGAATACGAAAGATCAAAACCTGTAACATGGATTGGATTACAACCCAAAAACAAAGCTAATGCAATCATGTGATTGGTAACAGTATTACAGTGAGAATAGGCTGATTTAAATCCATATTTAGAAGCTAACATAGATTGAAAGACTTTGTGTTCCCACAACCACGGATAAATCTCAAAAGAATCATCATCAAATTCTTCAAGTAATTTCTCAAATTCTGTTTTCAGTGGAATGGTGATCAAAGAGTTAATTTTTCTTTTTTGACATTCCCTTAAAGACTCTTTTAACGCCTCATAAGAATTAGCTGCAACCCAATAATCCGGTTGAAAATCTTCATCGAAGAAGTCTGGTATTAAATGAAAATCATTACAAGTTATTTTAACATAAGATTTATAAGATTCCTTATCCAACTCTAATAAACTTGGACCATGTGCAAGCACTACAGCGGGTTTGTTTTTGTGGAAATCTTTTAATGATAAAATCTTATCATAGCCATTTATCATTTTTTGGCGAAATAAAGATTCGTTCTTAACAAAATTAAATTCTTGACCTATTTTTGTTTTTAAATCTACATTTTCTACAAATTCTCTAATTTGTCTTTGCATTACAAAAATCCTTTATAACCTTTTCCAAACTGCTGTCTAAACCCTGTAGTTTTAAATTTAAAGAATTAAGATTATCTGCACACCCAGTATATTCCGGGGAAAATCCACCTTCTAATACTTTAATTTTAGGCTTTATAATCATAATCTTGTAAATTTTTTTAATCACTTCTTTTAATTCTACCTTTTCAGTATAGCATAAATTTAAATCCCTTGTCAACACCTTTTTATCATAATTTTCTAAATAATAATCTATTACTTTACAAACATCATCAGCTGCAAAAAAATCCATTACCTTATTCTGGTGTATAATGGGGGCTTCGCCCTTCAAAATTCTATTAACAGAACCCTTTATAAACCTATCTTCTTTTTCAAATTTACCAAAACAACCAAAAAGCCTGAAGTTGAAAAAATTCTCATCTGATTCTCTTATTTTTTTTGAAATAAGATTTTTAGCTATTCCATAATAATCCAAAGGTACAAAATTTAAAATTTCCTCCTCTGAGGCGTTAATCACGCCATTGGGACGATTGAATTCTGCCCCGGAGCCGAAATTGATCAAAACCTTAAACTTATCCGAATTTTGAATAAGATTCTCAAACATTTTTAGATTATTTATAAAATCTGAGAATGTGTCGTTATCATTTCTTTTTCCGCCTGAAATAGCGGTGTGTATTACTGCATCAACTTTGAAATTTAAAAAAAAGTTATCGACTTCCTCTTTTGAAGACACATCAAGAACAGTTCTATTGGTGGCGATCAAATCATGCTTAGAGTTTAAAAAAGAGTTACAGATCTCTTTACTTAAAAAACTATTACATCCAGTTATTAAAATTCTCAATATTTTCTCTTAAGATTCAAATAAAATGGTTTTTCATTATCAATGATTTCACGAAAAGAAATTTCTAATTCTGTTTTACCTTCAGGGTGGAGCATTGTTATATTAGAAAAATTTTGTATTATTTTTTTATCATCTTCTGACCAATGGGAAAACCCCAAATAACCATAGTCTTTATCTCTCCCGCCGCCAATTAATTTAACTGGAATTTTCTCATGATCAATGTAATTTCTTATCAACTCAAAAGGTCTATACAACAAAAACGATGTTATTGAGTAGACAATAGGTATTTTTTTTTCCATCGCAAGCCCCACTGCGGACCCAACCATCAACTGTTCGGCAGAACCAACATTAATGAACCTATTGGGAAAGTCCTTTCTTATCTTATCCCACAAACCATAACCAAGATCGCCAGTAATCAGATAAATTTTCTCATTTTTTTGCATCTCTTTATACAATAATTTAGAAAAGTCTTTTCTCATTCATTTCTCTCTTTCTTTTTAACATTTTTTTAGCCAAATCATAGTCATCAGAACTCATAATATGATAATGAGCATTTATTCCACATAAAAATGGAAAATGCTCTACTGTTGTATGTCTTACTTTAACATTTGGATTAAATGCCTTTATCCTTTTAACTAAATAATCTTCATTTATTTTATCATAAGCACAATAGCCGTTTACGTTTAAATAAATTTTCAAATTAGATAAACCATTTTCATAGGCAAATCTAAGACCTTCCCAGATAGAACCTTCTGCACACTCACCGTCACTAATTAAACAATAAACATTTTTATTTTTGTTTGCCAATGCTCTACCTATTGCCACTAACAAGCCAAGTCCCAAACTTCCCGTTGAACAATATAACTCATTTTTTTCATCTCGATAAGGGTGTCCACCATGTTTTATAAAAAGGCTTTCTGCGTTAATGTTAAAATGTTTTTCTATAACAACATAAAGAGCAACAGCCGCATGTCCAGAAGATAGAATGAAAACATCATCTTTATTTTTTGTTTTAAAAATTTCCTCTATTATTTCTAAACTAGAAAAATAGCTTCCTAAATGTGATAAACTGTGTTTGTGTGCTATCTCTATTATCCTTTCTTTTAAATTTTCCATTTATTTCCCCATTTTTCTCTTATCTTTTTTACATAATCTACTTTTTCTTTATGCATCCCCCATGTTGCTTGTTCAGGGTGCCAACGATAATAATATCCTAGCCATTGTGGAAATGGAAAAATAAATAAGTTATTATCAGCTAAGTTAAAATAAAGATCATAATCATCTGCTCCAAGATAATCTTCGTCATTCCATCTGATTAGGCCATCATCGTAAAGATCTTTGGAATAGACCATAGATGGGGTATTGACTGGACTTTTTGAAAATAGAAGTTGTTTAAATTCATCTAAATTTTTATATGAATGGGACATTTCGCCCGTGAATCCCTGATTGTCACCTTTGACGCCTAAAATTGGAGATTGAAGTAATTTGATCCTATCTGTATTCTTAGAAACTATCTTAACTATTTTCTCTACATAATCCTCTGCCAGATAATCATCTGAACCTAAAATAGTAAAGTATTTTCCACTTGTGTGTTTTAAAGCTTTACCAACAGGTTCAGACCAAGAAAATTTATAAAGATTCGGTGCTGTGAAAGTCTTTAATTTGGGATAATCACTCTGTACTTGTTTTGCTATCTTTAAACTATTATCGGTACTTTCATTATCCACAAAAATTACTTCCGTATCTTCGTGAGTCTGAACAAGGGCTGATAATAGTGACTGCCGAATCCATTTCTCTGAATTGTAACAAGGTATTATTATTGTAAATCTCATTTATAACTCCATTAATTGCTCAACTCTTTTGATATAGGTGTGTTCATTGTTGATCAATTCCCTATTCTTTCTCTTGACTTCTTCCAAATCATCTAAAGGCATGTTAACATAATGTTTTATTAATTCAACCATCTGTTTTGGAGTGTCATAAAGTTCTAAACTTGGAAACGTATTTTTAACTTGAGTAATGTTATCACATACCAACGCTCCTGTCAAGCCTAAAGATTTAAAAGTCCTCTCATTCGAATCAAGTCCAAGAACTCTCTGGTAAGCGTCATGGATATTGAGTGCAACTTTACTGTTTGATAGAACTTGATTCTCTTGTTCATGCGTTAAATTTTTGTTTATAAAAATACCACACTTTAGTCCTGAATTATGCAATTCAGCAAAATGCTCTAACATTATTCTTTTCTTTTCATTGAATCCATTATTGGCCCAGCCGCCAATAAAGCATACATCGTAAGCATATTCACCTTTTCTCAAATCTTTATAATTTACTGAATCAAAGGCCAACAAAATTCTATCAACAGATTTCCATTTATTATGAAATTTAGCATTGTCTCCAAAAGACCACAATTTACAATTATCTATTGAGTTTAAAGAATCGATAACATTATCCGCGCATAAGCATTTAAAGTTTGGATGTCTTCCCCATGGTTCAGGAAAACTGTTTGGCTGTGCATAAACAAAAGACTTGATAGAATTTTTAATAACATGTAAATTTTGTAAATTGATATCAGAATCTACAGACATCAAATAATAATCAGAATCATCTATTTCAGATAAAGAGTTATATAAAATGGTTTCATAACCCTTTGATTCCCAACCACCAACATACCCCTTATTATAAATCCAATGGCCCGCATGAGAACTATGGTTCTTAATATAAACTCTCATAACTTATTAATCTCTTCTAAGACCTTTTCTAAGCGGGCGTGAGACTGGTGTTCTTTAAGGAACCTATTATGCCCACGAGTGCTTATTTGTTCTACAATTTTCGGATTTTTTATAAGAAATTGTATCTTCTCTAGTAATTCCTGTCCTGACTTCCAAGTTACTATTTCTTTATTAATTTCAAAGAAGTTTTCGATTCCATCATGGTGTTCGGTTAGTAATAAACTGTTCGCTCCAGGTATTTCAAACATTCTTGCCTTCATTTGTGTTTTAAATTCAGGATCATTAGGGTTCACGCTAAAATTTAATCCAATTTTCGAGTTAGAATAAGCCATCATTAATTCTTCATAATTAACATTTGTGATTTGAACCATTGGGACTTTATAGTTCTTCAGCATTTCAACATAGGGAGTTCTTAATGGATCCATTCTTCCAACAAAAGAAGACTCTAATGTCTTATCACGAAATTCTATGAACGGATGATAATTCTTATTGGAGTGCCATGCACCTAAAATAATCTTGTCATAGCCAACTTGCTTAAAATTGTCAATATAACTGGGTTCTGGTGTTGAACAAACATTAAAATAGTGACACGTTTTACTAGAAAAACTTTTAAATCGCCAAGTGTCGTCACAAAACCAATTAAATGTCTTTGTTCTACCAGATTCTGTTTCTTGTCTTATTTCTTCCCAAGGCTCAAAAGGAGTCATTTGGGGATTTCCGGTCATACAACAAAAAATTAAGTCGGGTTTAAAGGATTCTATAATTTTTGAAAAACTTTTTTCTTCTGGATTTACAGTATCGTAAAAATAAACATCATGTTCCAGGTCTTTTAGGGGTAAGTAAACGTTTTTATAGCCACCATCTTCAATGTCCTTGGTTCCTCTCCTGAGTGTTTTATTCAAAGTTAAAAGAATTTTCACTTAAAACACCTCCAATACTTTTGTAAGGATTTCAGGTTTTTTATCCCTCATTTTTTCAATCAACTCTTTTCCCTTTAACTTAAACCAATCTTCTTTTGAGGCTCCGACATTATTATTCGTCGTAATAGACATGCCTGCCATTCTTGCTTCCACGATTATGCGGGACAAGGTTTCTGGTGTTTTGGGAAGAAATACAAATTTATCATTGTTTGTTAATCTGTTTAAAAATTCTTCATTTGAACACGAAGGGATAAGTTCAAAATCCAATTCTTTAATTTTGCAAAATCTAACTGCGTCTGCTGTATTCTTATGCCAATTATCACTTTGCATAATTGAAAACTTATCCTCTTTGGGTTTATCGGCCAGTTTTTCTAAAAGACTTAAACTTTCATCAGACCAAAGATTCCCGCCCAGACTAACGATGTTGTCTAATGACAAGTTCTTCTCTACAATCTGCTTATGAAATTCGCTTTGACAAAATACCGCTTTTGCGTATTTATAAAAATCATAGTTAATGATTTGATCTTTCGGTGCAATATAATCTTTATAATCGGCGGGATTTCTGGTTTTTAAATACTTGTGATCATGTTCATAAATTACATAATTACAGTATTGTGTTAATAGATCTCGAAATCTAGGATTTAATTGCACAAAATTTGAAACAATAAAACTGGATGAACGATTGTCATAAAGAAATTGTTCTGTAATGTGGCTGCATTTAATTTTTATAAGTGGTTGGGTTGTTTTAGTAACTAAATTACAGAATTCGTGATTATTTAATTCACCACCACCAAGCAGACCATCTTCTACAAAAAAATCTGCTATAAAGATGATTTTATCATCCGAATGACTCAACACTTAACTCGTCTAGCCAATTCTCAACACTGAATTCTTTCTCATCGTAAACACTAGTAACAAATTTATTATACATCTTATCTTGTGCATGTGTTTCTAAAAGATGAGCTTTCAGTTTTTTAGCCTTTGATTTTGCTGTTCCATAATTATTAAAAACTTTTCGCATAACCTTTTTACAATGCCATTCTATCGGAAAACACCATTGAGAATCAGCCTCGATAACAGTAGCCCAAACAGCCTCTTTCTGAACTGGTTTAACTTCATAGGAAACCGAACTAAACATTGGTTTCGCCTTTGACGCCTTTTCTTTTGAACCATCGTGAATATACAAATAATCAACAGGTCCACCCCAATCGGGAGCGATTACTGGTAAGCCGCTATAGGCAGCTTCGAAAATTGGTAAACCATAACCTTCTCCGTGCGACAAACTTAACAATACCTTAACTTTTGGGTGTAAATACAAAGAATGCATTTCTTGGTCTGTAAGATCGCCATGCAATAGGTGAACACTGCAAGTTCGATCTTTATAGTTGGTTAAAAGCTCACTCAACCTTTGTTGAGTAGCCATTCGATCTTGAATACAATTCTTCGCTAAAGAAGTTTTAATAATAAGGCCAACTTCTTTATCATGAAATTCTTCAACAAACCATTTAATGGTGTTTTCCATGTTTTTTCGTGGAATCCATGTTCCGACAGTCAAAAAGTTAAATTTATGCTTTAATTTTAGATCTAAATCTACTTTCTCGAATTCTCTAACTGGATATCCGACTACATCAATTTTTAAATCTGGCTTTGCTTCTAATAGTTTAACCTTCACTGGTTCTGGTGAAGTCCCATTATTCGCTTCTACAACTGTATTCACAAAAGCAAATTTAGTGTGTTGTGAGATCACAATCATTTGATCAACTTGTGTGGCGCATTTCTCAAACCATTGTGGAGAAATTTTGGTAGATTCTGTACCTGCTGTTATACCAATAGTTTTTTGCGCGTTTGGATTTCTTTGCCATTCTCCTGGTATTGTGACATGCAAACACAAATCAAATTTACCACCTTGTTGAGTATATCCAATTGTTTTGCCCAATAACTGATCAATCCACTGGCGTTCTTCGTTATCTTCCCAAATCCAACCAGTTTGGCCCCAGTTAAGACTAACGAGATAAACATCAAATAACTCAGGACGTGATCTTAGAGAGCGAAGCACAAAACGTGTGTGTTCTCCATAACCGCTTTGCGTTAGCGCCGGTCCAATAACTAATACTTTTTTCATACTTCTATAAGCTCCCAAGATTTATAATTTTTTCGTGTATCCCACGATCCACATTCATCGTGAATTTCTGTCATAAAATTTGACCAATCAGATGCGAATGCTTCAAAACCATAATTTTCTTCCACATGCTTTCTTCCTGATTCTCCCATTTTCTTTCGCTCTTCTTGTCCAAGTTCATACATCTTCATAAGAGAATCTGAGACTGATTTTCCAGATAACCGATCTTCATAGATATAAGGAACTTCTTGACTTCCAATAATTGCTTTAGAAGCAGGTTCCAATCCAATTCCATTTTCATAGATTGTAATGGCCTTGTTCTTCTTGTTTCTCTTAAGAGTAGATTCAAGACTAACTTTATCAGTTTTTGTTACTTGTTCTTGGAGCCCGCCAGTCATTGTAACAATAATTGGAGTCTCACAAGCCATTGATTCGAATGTAGATAGTCCGAAGCCTTCAGCATCTGAAATTCCCAAAGTTACATCTGCGGCACTATACATGGCAGACAAGTGCGGGGCGTCGATCTTTACACCAGAAATTAAAAATTCTTTCTCTTTAAAACCAAGCTTTTGAGCAATAACATGTAAGTCTTGCCCATTAGGATCTTTTGCTTCTGTATGCATTAATAAAGTAACTTTTCTATCTTTGTACTTCTTCTTAAATTGTGTCAAGAAATCCGCATACCAGAATACTAAAGAGCCACTTTGTTTGCGCCTTGCATTTCTACTATTCCAAAAAATTAAATAATCATCATCGTTAAATCCAAAGTTCTCTTTTCTAAACTCTTTTCTTTTATCTGCCGGTAAAGGATTAAAGAGTTGAGAAGGAACAGCGTGAGGAATATACTTTTCTTTCACTGCGGGTGATACTGTTTGAACTAAATTCGATGTTAATTTTGAAATAGTTACGACTGCATCATTTGAATCATACCAACATTTATTAAAATCGGGATAGGGGAAATTGTCCCAAACATGATAATAAACCATAGGAACAAGTGAACGAATCTCGTTTTCCATTTGCCAAAGCCAAGGATAAAAACGAGGATCTGTCATAAACCACAAAATGTCTGGTTTTGAAGATCTAAGAATAGAGCGAAGCATTTCTGGATTTCCATATCCATCAATGGGATAGATTATCCAATCATCTTTAAATTCTTCGACTTTTACTGGCTGGTAGTTTTCGTGTTTGATTGCACCGCCGAGACTTACAAACTCAAATTTACCAGTTTTTAACAACTCAACAATAAAATACTTTGTTTGTGTTCCAACTCCTGATGGTGATAGTGGGTGATCTGAGATTGTTAAAATTTTTATTTTCTTATCGGACACCTATTCTCCTTATGGGCACCATTGTGTTTTGTCAAATTCACACTTTTTACAACTTAAGCGATTCTTTGGATGATTGCCTTTGGAGATATTATACACGGCTTTGTTTAAGATTTTTAATGCATTATTAATTTTTCTTTCACCACTGGAAACTCTGAAGATTTCTACCTTGTCTTTTTTGGCTGTTCGCTTCAATAATCCGAAATAGGTTTCCACTTTCTGTGGCTCTATGTTATGTTTTTTGCAAAAGAACTTTTTATAATAGGTCAACTGATAGGTGGTAATTTTATCTGTTCTTCTTTGCATGTCCCAGCCCCACGAACATGATTTCCAATCAATAATATGATACTTACCATCAGGAGTTTGAATGACTAAATCTAAAAAACCTTTGTAGTCATAATCGTCTGGTATGTCTTCAATTGATTCGATTATCTTTTCTTCTGCTGAAAAAACTTTATAACCAGGAAACTTAATCTTTAAAGACATTAAAATCATTGATGCCAATTCAAGACCCTGTTCCTTCATTTCACGAATCATCGGGGCATGTTCTTCAGGAATTTCTTTCAGCTTATTAAGCTCATCTTTAAAAGAGTGTTTAAAAACTGTTTCATAATCTGTATTTTCATTAAGTGTCAGTTTCTCGCAAGTTTCATGGAGGGCTGTTCCAAATGCAGTATAAACATTTCCTTGGAAAAGTTTAATTCTATCAACATAAGTTAATTTATGATAAAAGGGACAAAAATCCCAATTTTTTAATGCACTGAATGAAATGTGTGGCATCTAGTCCTCTCTAATAGACCTGTGTCAAAAACTTATACAGTTTTTGATTTTTTAGTCTTACTAGAGGATACCACACTTTTCTTAGGTTTGTCAAGTGTATTCTTGGAAAAAATCAATGTTCTTTCCCAGGGGCCGGATTCATTATCTAGGGGTTGTGCTGAATAGTCGGGTAAACTATATCCCTTTAAATTAATCTTTTGTTCATTTAAATAATTTAAAACAGTATTAGTCGTAACACAAATAAGTCGATCTCTGCCATCTCTTTTCTTAAGTTTTACATTAACTGTTATTTTGTCTTTCTCTTGTTTAATTTCATATTCAACCATTTTCTTCTCCTTTTGTAAATAATTCCTTTATTTTATCAAATAAAATAGGATTAATTTCTTTTAAATAGTCTGCTTCGCCTCTTACGAATTCTTCAAATCCATTAGCAAAGTATTCACGTATTGAAGTTACAGAATACGGAGATAAAAATAACCCAGCAGTCATAAGAGACAATTTGTCATATCCAAGTTGTTTTAATAGAAAATCATCCAATTCATCAACACGATCTTCTGAAAAGAATAGAGAACCCATACCTGAAAAAGATAATCCACTTGCCCTTAACATAGACACTAAGCGTTTTTTCTTTCCATTGTATTCATTAAAAATTCTTCCATCACTATAGATTTCTGAACCAAATCTATCTTCAAGCATATGAGCTAATTCATGAATGATGTCTTTAATAATTATTTCTTCACTTACTTCTGGGAAATCATTAAAAGATGACAGATAAATTGCACCATCTATAAACATGGCTGAAATCTTTCTAGCATCAAGTTCTGGAAATTCTCCAATGTAAATCACATCAAGACCTTGAACAAATTTATAAGGAATTGATTTCTTCACTTCTTCTATTACTTCATCAATATTAATGTGATCAAGAAATGGATGTATAATGTGAATCGGAACGTTATAAAGATAATATTCTTTCTTCTTTCTTGAAGTTTCTTTTATGTATTCTTTCATAATTTGAAATTTACAATTTTATTGTATCATATTTCATAAGTCATTTTAAAATTAAAGAACTTTAGATGTCAAAGTTGCTACTTTAGACCGCTCTCCCTTCAAGAATGTAATGTGACCTGTAATATCATAAGGTTTGAGTTTTTCAATTGCATAAGTTAAACCATTAGAGGTTTCATCTATATTAACATTATCAATTTGTTCAATATCTCCAGTCAAAACAATCTTACTTCCATGCCCAACACGAGTTAAAATAGTTTTAATTTCATGTCGTGTTAAATTTTGACACTCATCAATAATAATGTAAGCTTTCTGAATTGATCTTCCTCTTATATAAGTTAATGCTTCTATTTCAATAATCTTTTTTTGCATGTATTGAGTCAACATCAAATTATCATCACCAAATAGAAATCTCAGATTATCCTGAATTGGCGCAAGCCAAGGAGCCATTTTTTCTTCCATTGTTCCAGGCAAATATCCTAAATCTTTACCCATTGGCATAATGGGTCTTGAAACAATCATGCGATTATAAGGAGAATCCTCGCCCATGACTTGTTGTAACCCAGCAGCAAGAGCACACAAAGTTTTTCCACTTCCAGCTTTTCCAATTAAAGAAACAATAGGAATCTCAGGATCCAAAAGAAGATCAAGGGCAAAATTTTGTTCTTTATTCTTAGGACTTATACCCCAACCATCTTCTTCTTTTCGATCTGGGATTTTTTTAAATGGTGAAAGAGTATCGACAAATCTTGTAATTGCGGTTTTCTTTTCATTGGAAGAAGAAACTAACATCACAAATTGATTGGCATATAATTCAGGCTTTCCATCAACAGCATCAGATAAAAAGATTTGTTCTCCTGCATAAAATCTATCAATAATCTGATCATCTACTAAAACTTTCGCAAATCCACTATAAAGCTCGTGTGCAGTTTTAATAACCTTTTCTGACTTGTACCCTTCAGCGTTTAAACCAACAGCATCACATTTAATTCTTAAATTTATGTCGTTGGAAGCAACAATAACCTTTCGGCCAGGGAATTCTTTTTTAATTGTTAAGGCTGTTGCAATAATTTGGTGGTCTGCAACTGTGGGAGAAAATCCTGCTGGAAGCTCTGATAAGTCTGGTGCTTTTGTAAAACAAAGACCCAATCCTTTTCGAATTCTAATTCCTTTTTGAAAATTGCCCTTTTCTCTTAATTCGTCTAATGTTCTAATAATGCTTCTAGCATTTACTCCGACCCCATTTGGTCTTTTTTTGCAATTATCTAGTTCTTCTAAAACAACTAAAGGAATGATAATGTCGTTATTACTATAAGAGAAAATTGCACGATAATCTGTAAGATACACGCTTGTATCTAAAACATAAAACTTTTTTGCCATAAAATCCTTCTATTTGAATTAATGTCAGCCACAGGCTCAATAATAAATAGGCGGGTGTTTTGAGTTTTCTCATTATAGTTACTTTATAGGAGACACTTTTGTAATTTGAAAGATGCGGTCGCAAAACTTATTTTATCAACCATGATGTTCATAACACTTGTTGGATGTTCATCTTGTGTTAACAGTTCTTATCTTTTCGGCCCAGGAGATCTTTTCAGAGATAAAAGGAGATCTTTTATAAAAATTGATGTTTACAAAAACATTGTTGTTACCAAAACATCAACTGCTCCCGACTATGCTCGATCTGAAGAATATGAACTTGATTTAAGATCGTCTGCTTCTGGATTTATTGTTGGCCACGACAGAGAAATAACTCTTGTGGCAACATCAGCACATGTTTGCTCTTTTATGGTGGGAAAGCAAATAAATTATTTTATCCCCGATTTTAATGCACGAGATCCTGACTGGAAGTTTAAGGAAAGGAATTCTTTTATCTTAAGTGATTATAAGGGAAGAACCTATGCGTCTATTCCGCTCAAATTTGATCTAAAAACTGACATTTGTATTCTAGGATCTGCTAAAATTCCTCTTCCAGAATTAATAATTTCAAAAAATCCACCACTAATTGGTGAGAAATACTATAACATCGCTGCACCAATGGGCGTTTGGTCTTCAAAAATGATTCCATTATTTGAGGGATTTTATTTGGGACCAATGAAAATGCGAAATGGTAGAAGAACATCCTATGCCTTTTCAATACCAACAAAAGGAGGATCTTCTGGTTCTCCTATTTTAAACAGTTATGGAGAAGTTGTTGGAGCAACACATTCAGCCTATAGAGGATTTGAAAATCTTTGTATGGCAACAACAAACACCCAGATCTACATGGCACTTCGATCTGCGATGAATCGACTATTAAAAAATTATAAACAATTTAAGCTCATCATTGATCTGATCAATATTTAATGGAGGTGGCGGGAATCGAACCCGCGTCCTAAATGTTTTAACAGTTTGTGATATACAAGGTTAAACTTTAATCTTTCTTTTGGACGAAAGAATTAAGTTCTTCTGCAACTTTAATAACTTGTTCAGAAGTAACAGGCGTCCAATTTTTTTTGCCGCTTGTTTCAAATTGCATATGAGCGTTCTGCTCTACAATTCGTTGGGCTTGCTGTAGCAATCCTTGCCTAATTTCGTATCCGTTTCTATTGTTATTCTCTGACATAGTATTTCTCCTCTCTGTCTGTGTGTTAATTTAAAGCACGGTTTATTGGGTAACAAGGAAAAACCGTAAAAACCCCGCTTTGTTTGCTTACGCAGCCAAAGTTAATGCAACATTATCGTTAGCAGTTATTTGTTTTAAGCCTTTTAGTGTTTGCTTATACACCCTTGCACAAATCTATCTCGACACCCAGTCGAATCCAGTTCACCCCCGTAGTGTATAAGTATTATAGCAGATTTTTTTTGGAATGTGAAGAAAAATTATTAGTATCGGCCAGCGGTTGACAGAGGGTCGTCTGGATTCAATTCTGACCTCCGTGTAACAGTTCCTTTTCCTGCTAAAGAATCCATTGTAGAGCGAAACACATCACGAACATCAGGATCTTTTGTAATTTCTCGCGGAAGATGACTCTCCCAGTTTTGTAAAGCTGCTGCAAGGCCAAGCCTCATTTTTGGTGCGTTATTTCCAAGTTCCCATAGCTGATTAAAAATAATCTTCGCACCTTCCACAGTCATATTTTTTCTTTCGTCGGTTGACATCTTCTGTAATTTATCAACAAAAAGTTCAGCTTCAATTTCCGCATCGCCTTCTTTTAAAATAGTTGAAAGTTCCTCTTTAATAATTTTCTGAAGTTTGTCTTTTGTAAGTTTCATATAAATCTCCTGTGATTTACAATAAATAGTTACTTATTAAACAAAAAGAAAGCGAATGATGGGGTTCGAACCCACAACGTTCAGCTTGGAAGGCTGACACTCTGCCAGTTGAGCTACATTCGCAGAAAACTTCGCAAGATTGTTGATTATTCACAACAACAACGCTAGACTCAATTCATTAACTTCATTGGAGTCATTGAAGGATAGTTATACTTATAAATCTTTTTTATCTTGCTAAGTTCTAAGCGTTGAATTATAATACCTTAATTTCTACTCCTTGTCAACCTCATCTTGAAAATAACTATCTATTTTATGCTTTCTTGCTAAAAGCAAGAATGTTTTTTCATTTAAGCCCAAAAAGCGGGCGGCTTCTTTCTTCGAACGTGTGGCTGAAACTGCAAATTTTAATACCGCATCCTTAACAATAACTCTGATTGAATTCCAAATTGGAAGCCCATAAAGTTTCCCATTTAGGCCAAACCTGGAAGCTAATTCTAATTTTAAACCAATAACCTCTTCTAAAGAAAGATTATTTAATAAAATCTCAAATTCCTCGCTGGATCTATTCTCTCTTTTTAATTTTTTTGATAATGAATAGTAACGATTTTTGCCGTTATTCTTTTTCGGTGTCGTCATTAGCCACACCTAATATACCATAACCAGCTATGTCTTTAAAGGGTGACTCTCCAAAAGCGTCTTTACGAGTAGAAATTCTAAACAATTTGTCTAAAATTCGAGTGATCGCCAGCATGTCTTGGTACTGGCATGGTTCTATACCATTTGGGTATAAAACTTTTAAAATTTGTTCAGACTTTTCGAAAGAGCTTCCGTAAGCTTCGTTTTTTTTATCAACAAGTTTGCCGATTTCAGTTCCAATTTTTTCAAATCGCATGTATGCCTCAGAGAGAAAGGTCTGTGTCAAGTGCTTCCGGCTCTGGTTCTTCTCCAGGGACTTCAGCAGTTTCGATACTTGCTTTCTCTTTTTCATACTCATCAGTAGTAGGTTCGCTAACTGCTCCAAGTTCTTTCTCCCATTTATCAAAATAAAGCTTTAAGTTTGTAATAAGATATTCCTTAAACACATCTTGATCTTTAGGGTTGTCTAAAACGTCATAGGTTTCTACAATGTTTTTCTCAATGTTATCAAAAGACCTTTTTGCCATAGCTTTTCCTGTTTCGTCTTGACCTTCAATTCCAAAGGTGTCTTCTTCTTCCTCTGGTGGAGTGTCTTCGATATCAATAAACTTATCTTCGTCAGAAAGCGGATCATCAGCCACTTTTATTTCAACTTCTTCGATTTCTTCAGATTCGTCTAAGTTTAAAATGTCTTCTTCAGTGGCAGCAACTCCACCTTGCCGATTTATGTCTTCGGTTCTTAAAGCAGTATCAACTGCATTAATGATATGGGCACGAAATGAATTTCTTTGTTCACTGCTTGTTGTTAGAGTTTTAAATCCAATCTCTAAATTTGGTAAAACCTGTTTTAATAGTTCTTCCAAAAGGTTAATCGCTGTGGACTCGTGTGGAACATCTTCAATGTCTTTTTTTGCTTCAATTATAAGTTTTTTTAAAATTGAACGCAATTTGAGTTCTTCATTTAGTTTAGTTTGTTTAAGAATTGTCTTTTCTTTATGAATTTCAGAAATACATTCTTGAACAATCTCACGCAATTTGAGTTCTTCTAAAAAGTCTGCGCGACTTATATAATAGTCATTATTATTAGAGTCTGGAGCTTTACCCGAGGGACCGGCAACAGCACCAGTAGACATCGCACTCATTTCTTCTAAATTCTCGTCTTGCTTATTCACTTTGTCTATCTTCCTTGATTATTTTCAATTCTTCTTCCAAAACACTAATTTTAGAAGTCATTCGCCGTGACATACGACGTAATTCGGACAATTGTTGCTTCATCACCTCTATTCTCCTTTTTTCATAAAGAGCGCGGGGGCGAAAAGAATTAATATTCTCCGAAAGTGCCTGAATCCAACTATCAATAGTTGGAAGTTGGCCTTCGTTTAAAATAAAATTTTTAGTAATTTTATTTAAACTGTATTTCATTAACCATCATCTCTGGAAAAGAAAGTTTTCTTCTTTTTAACCTTTTTAACTTCTTTTTTTGGTTCTGGCGGAACAACAACAGGCGCAGCTTCCTCAACTACGGGTGCGGGTCCGAATTGTCCAGTTTTCCTCATTCTTCGTTTTTTAGCCATTATTTCTATCTCCTTATTTCTTTGCCCAAAGTTTGGTCAATCTTTCATTAAGTTCAGAGCGTTGTGTCGCTCGAATTTTATTGCGACTTGGAGAAAACGATTCTTTGATCTCTTCGACTTCTTCGTTCTCTTCGATTTCTTCAACTTCTTCATTTATGTCGTCATCACCTTCATCTTCATACTTGTCGTGATCATCTTCAGATTTATCTTCTTCATAATCTCGATCATCTTTTAAAGATCGTAAATGATTTTCCATTTCTTTAATGTGATTATCATCGGCATGTTCATTTTTCCATTCATCCCATGCCTCGGCCTCGCCGCTATCTTCTTGTATAACGCCGCCAGTGGGATCATCTGAAGGATCTCCCTTAAGCCGACCTTCTTCTGTGACTGAAATACTTTGATCATCAGCACCTGCTATCTTCGCAGAAACTTCAGTATTATCCTTCTCCATGTCTTCGATGGTCCCTTCGGATAAATCATCATTAAACATTTCTCTAATAACTCCCTGAATAATGTCTCTTAAATGAGATTCATTAATTTTCTTCTTCATTTTATCTCCCTCTACCAATTTTTCACCTACTACACTATTTGTGTCCGGTGTTTGGTCTGTATTAATAAATAGTGGGGTTCCACCCTTAGATTTCAATTTATCTTCCCAATCTCTAAAAATCATGTTACCCGTTTCATAAGCTTCTCTTTCCATTTCTCTTAAATGATCATCATTTTGTGCATAACCTTCAACTGTGGCTGCACCACCGTTAAAATCGCCCCTACAATTTTGGGCGTGATGAACAAGTTCATGGGACAAAGAGCGCAGAATGTCTTTAATGTGACGGCCCTGCGAATAAATTGCAATTTTGAAATCTGCTGGATTGTAAAATGCTGTTTTGCCAAGAGGATTGTCAGAATTTTTTTTACTCTTTATTAAACAAATCTTTGGATGAGGTTCGAAACCTAATTTGGATCGTGATTCATCATACAAACTTTTAAAGAGTTCTTGATAATCTTGCATTTTGCGAGAAAAGCTCATAACTTTAAATAATTAGTTTTGTTTGACTAAAACCTACTTTAAAATAATTGTATAACTATTTTGTGTTCTTCGGAAGGGTCGTCTGAGTTGTTGTCTTCTTCGACTGGATTATAGGGCAAAACCGGCAAATGAAGTCTTGGTCTTTCTTGGTCTTGTTTTTGTTTTTGAAGCTTTTCGCGCTCAAATTCAATCAAAACTTCAACAGGAACATCGTCCCAGGGATTTTTACGATCTTCCATATTATTAACTAGTGGGAACATAAAGCTAATCCTTATTCTTTTGTTTCATTTGTCAAATAAGATAAATTAAATGGTTCATAGGTTCCATTCACTTTTACAACTTTAGCAAAAACAAATTTACGGTTAATTCCCTTTCGTTCATAATAGATTTCCTGAATTATTCCGTATTCTTTATCTTGTTTAGCTAAGTGTTTCCACGAGACTAAATCGCCCACTTTAAACATTGACAACAAGTGAGCATCAAATAAATTTTCTTGTTCGCCATTCATTATTTTGCTAAATCTTTAACATAGGAATAGACACACTTTGACATCACATTATAATAATTTTCTTCATTATAATAAATGTCCAAACGATTAGCTAAATCTTTACCTTTCCTCCAAGCATCCAATTCTTCAGACAAGATGTCTATTTTATACTTTGGCGACCTTTCGAGTTTCACATTACTGTTACAATAACTCATTTTGGCAGAAGAAGGGTATCTTTTTTCATACCTTTTTTCATTCACCTGTAAAAGAAGGTGTCCGCATTCATGCATTAAAGTATACAACCTATTTTCAATTCCTTGGCGCGTATTTACTGCTATTGTTTTTTCTGCCGGTCGAAATTCATCTCGAATACAATAATCAAACTCAACATTATAATTTTTATTATTAACCCATTCGACTAATGTGTCCAAACCATGTTGAAAGATCTTTTGTTTAAACTTTTTTTGTGCTTTTGACAACCTACACCTCCAATAGTGATAACCATATTATGACATACGGATCACAGAAAGTCAAGCTTCAAAAATGATTAATTTATTGTCAAAAGTGCAATAATTAATAAATCTCTAAGATTTTAACTACTGAATGGTCTGAGATTGCGCCGGTATAATTTGGCGATGTTTCCCCTGATGACGGAGTGGCATCAATGCTTGTTTTTGTATAATAACAATAAACCGACAAACCTGCATCAAAAACTCGTTGGTAATATTTGACAGTTAAGGATTCTGTAACGGTGTTAGTGGTAGTGATAGTGGGTTTTTCATAATTAAGAGTGTCTTTTTTATACCAATTGCCGCCTCTTTTTACCATATTTGGATTAGCAGAAACCGCTTGATAATAAGAACCGCTGGAAACCGAATAATTAATTGAACCTGATGCACCCATTTTAAATCAACTTTAAGTGGTTTCTCCAGGCAATAATGAAGCTGTAAAAGGAAGCCACCAACTTCCAACCGCGCAGTGCGTTGGTGTGCCTGTAGCGGGTAGCGTCATTCCAGAAAATCCGTAATCGTTTTTGCAACCACCGGGGTGAACATCTGGAATTCTTCCTCTAATAACAGTTGATGTACTCGACCTCAATTCGGCCACATATCCGGCGAGTAATGGCCAAGTACCATCGATGACCGAACCACCGACGTTCGCATCACAGAAAAAGCTGTTGCCCGTACTGTAAGCGCCACCATAGCTGAGAAAAGAAGCATAATTTCCATTTGTGAGATCCACCGCACCAGCGACGGACCAAAATCCCTGTCCGCCAGCATCGCCCCATCCATTGTTTAAACCATAGCCTGAATCGCAAATCGTATTCGTCGAGTTGGTTGAAACCTGTCCAGCCTCACCATATGTCCATGCGCCTTGCCGATTAGCATCCGTGTCCCAAGCAACTCTCACCATCACTGGAAAAGGATCAATACTGGCAGAACGAGGAGTTTCCACTCGAAAACATCCTATACTGCCATGATAATTGGGGTAGCTTACATTATTTTGTGAGGTAACAGACACAAAACTACCAGTAAGATCGATAGTTCCATGAAAATAAGTAGTATTCCCCGCATCATAGGCAAGTCTATATTGTGATTGCTTTTCATACGCCAAAGCGGTTTCTGCTGGTCGCGAGTCTTTAGCTATACTCCCAAAATTTGGTTCAGTATAATCAAAAATCCAATAGGCGTCTGTAGTATCAGCGTACACCAAATCTACCGTTAACCATATATAACGAGTAACACCACCAGTAACAGGCAAAATGTTTTTCCTCATAGTAAACCACGAACGGTCGCCAGTGCTCCAAATGAAATCTCCTGTACCTGAGATGAAGGTTGACCCACCAGTGGTGACACCATTAGATGCCGAAAGCACTTCCCACGCGGCTGTGGTACTACCTGCGCCCCCACTCAAAAAATTATAAAATTGATACATCCAATTTGCGCCGGTTGTGGCGTCGTCCACGCTGGATACCGCTATATTTTGTATACACTGCCAAGATTTTTCTGTTGCCATTTTTTTATCCTATTGTTCCACTATGCGTGGTGATTAAATTTGAAAGACCTCTTTGGATATTTGCTTGGGTTTCAGTTCCCAAGTATTCAAAACCTTGAGGAAGTAATTTTGTTATTCCGATTTTCCACTTAATTGAGGTATCACCGTCAACAATTCGAGCAGTTGTAATTGCTACTGAGACTGAATTTTTATTTTGCAACAAAAAAGAGTTGATTTCTGTCCATGTCATCATTTTTTTAATTTCCTTCTCACATTAAATAGTATTTATTAATACAATGTTACCTTTATCCCTTTAATTAGTGTCGAAGTTGTGGCATCAGAACCAGACGCATAAAAATCAACCCAACCATTAACACCAAACGCAGCAGTAGTAATTGCAGAGCCTGAAATGTCCTGTAATCCACGACCGACGCCAGCGGTGGTTCCAGAAGCATTAAGTTCATCAACACTGGCACCACCAGTAAATTTCTTAACTTCTACTGAACCAGTGTTTGCATCTGTTGGTCCAAACATCGCCCGAAAAGCAATATAAGAATTACTTCCAGTTATAATCCTGGCAGAACCAATATGTGTGGCCGATGTTCCAGAAACTTCCGCATTTAAAATTAAATCTATTCCACAAGCTGCCATAATTTATTCCCTTCTATAAATACTATTAAATTTCATAAAACACGCCTCTAATGCTGGAAGTCATAGGATTACTCGACCCGGAAATGTAAATGTCATACCAATCCGAATTAGAAACAACAACATTTGACGAACTCATCGCCGCCCAAGTGCCGCCAGCTGTTCCCGAATTAATCATCTGCAATAATGAAGTTCCTCCCGTAAACCTTTTAAATTCTACATTAGAGTTCGCTCCCCCAGAGCCAGTAATTAATGCCCCAATTGTTAAATAGGTCTTGGCATCGAGCCATAAAGAACCAATTTGCATCGGAGTTGTACCGTTTGGATTCGAAGCTGAAATAACTTGCGTATAAAGAGTTGGAATGTATTCTAAACCAGCTGTATGAACAGTTGATGTGGAAGAAATGTGGCCAGCATTAATATTCTGTGTTGGGAATGTGGGATCGTCAGAAGTTGGAGCTAAATTTGGAGGGACTGCCCCGGCAGTAGCCCGGTAAGGAGTGCTTCTATTTCGTAATGTCTGTACCGCCCAATTGCCTCCAAACGCGAAAGGTGCTTGAGTTCCTTCGACACCAGCATCAAATGGTCTTTGCGCTACTGAGCGACTCAGGGTCGTAATTGTATAATCAGAAGAATAAGACATTTCTAACCCATTTTAAGAACCAGCAGTTATCGTAAAAACTCCACTAGCATTCCAAGTAACCGTTATATCACCACCATTGGCTGTAACTGTAAAACTTCCACTATCATCCCAATAGGCCAATAGGTAATCATCAGAACCAGGAGTGGAACCAGCCGCATAAATTACCATAGCGTTAGCTGTGCCTGTTGTAACAGTGGAAAATGTTACATCACCCGCATCAAATGTGCCTGGAGTTGTAGAAATGTCTCCACTTGTTAAAGCTGTTGGAGTTCCAATGTAATTAGAGGAAACTGCGGTACTAAAAAACTCATCAGTATTTAAATTAACTGCTCCCGCCAGTTGACCATAGGTTGATGTAACCAAAGCACATTTAATGGTGTCAGTATCGAGATCTATGTCTCCGTTCATCAAGTGTTGAACGCCTTTTTTATATAATTTATTACCGTAACCGGCCATTGATTAAATCTCCCCGATGAATTTAAGGTAAATAGTTATGAGGAGAATTAAATGGAAAGAGGAGGAGAGTTTACTTTACATTACGAAAAGCACAGTGAATTCCGCGAAATGCCCTGCGATCAATTTTTAATTGAACGCCTTGTCTGTCTAAAAAGCTATAATCCAGTACAGCAGCACCACATCGATCAATTATCTTTGCGGCATCGGTCTTTGTACTGTAAACATATACAAACCCCTCTTTTTTGTCAGCATTTGCATCAATAATGTGAGATTCGCCCTCGGGACCACCACCTTTTCCTTTAAAATGGTTTCTAACTTCATCCAAAGAGGGTTTTTCAGTTAAAAGTTGGCCCCAAGCGTCTTTTTTGTTGTTTTTTGTATCAGTCATTTGTTCTCCTAAAATTTATCCAACAGAATATCGAGGGATTTTGCGGTTGCTAAGGCATCGCCCATAGCCGTATGACGGTCATTTTCAGCGATTTCAACGCCCGCAGACTCAAATAAAACGTCCGCAGAAGCCCGAAATCCCTTAACTTTGCCCGAAATCATTAAGAATTGCAGTATAGAACACGAATCTAAGGCCCGATCTCGGAAATCTAAGCTCATATCTTGTTGAGCGAGCCTGTAAAGCCGTCTAATGAACCCTAAATCAAAGGCAACATTGTGGCCCACAAGCTGTATTGGCTTTCTTGAGAGTCCAAAACGCTTGTTTAAAGCTATTTTTATACGTTTAACTGCCTCAAAAGGTGAAAAACCTTCCTTATTAATGACATTTAAGTCAATTTTATTAATCTTTAAGGCTTTTTCTTCAACGTTTAATTCTGGTTCCTTGATATAAAGGTCAAATAGCTTTGTTATTTCACCTCTGGGTTGCCAGACGACGCCAGCAATACTTAAAATGCTATTTTTTTTGCAACTTAAGCCGCCAGTTTCGGTATCAACCACTAAGAATGTATTTTTCATTGTCATAGCTCTATAATATCACACAAATTTATCTTTGTCAATTCAGAATTACCCTATTTTCCTCTTATCTTTGCATAACTTTCATAAATGTAAACTATTATAACAAAAAGACCACAAAATAGTGCAGCTAAAACCCAAGAACAAAGGTTTCCCAATGTTTTTAAGTAAAATGAGCTATAATTTGAGAGTTTATCCATTAGTTTAATCAATAACAAAAGAACTAAGCAAAAAAAAGGGGCCGAAGCCCCCAAAAACTTAGTTTTTATTTTAATTATAGGCTTGCGCTAAGTCCAAGACCCAAGACATGGGTATTGCTGGTGCTATCACCAATAGCAGAATTAAGCATATAAAACACATTAAGCCCCAAAGAGTCCGTTATGGCTTTTGAAACGCCCAAGGTGGCACGATTTCCGGTCACTCCAGAATCATCAACGAATAATTCATCAGAAATAAACGGTGAAACGCCTGAAACGTCCGTAGTTGCACTCAAAGAAGTGCGTCCACGTAATGTGTCGCCATCTCGCAACTCCAACTTTGATAAACTATCCAAATTAATAGTTCCAGTCAAGAGTCGAAGACCAACACCAACAGACAAACGCTGTTCGCCAGTGGAAACATTACGATAACCAACACCAACGCTTACAATATCGCTCGCTTGAGTGGTAATACCAATGTCAGTGTGTTGTCGTGCCAGTGAAGGACCAGTTGCATCAGCAAAACGCAATTCTTCTCCAACATTAAGCGTCAAACTATCAGTCAAATTGCCCGATACGCTTAAGCTCGTCCAAACTGCTGAGTCAGCAGCCATGGCGGAATTAGCAGCAAAGATGAATCCGATCACCAAGCCGGAAAGAATTCCAATCTTTCCCCATTTATTCAATTTAATTTTGTTCATTTAATTTCTCCTTTTAGAACAAGAAGGCTACCATTAGCCCGAATGACGCAACCAAGGTTACGAGGCCAAAATAATCAGCCGTTTGTAATTTTTTAGACATTTTGTCTCCTTTTTATTATCCGCGTGAACGCAAATAGAAAAATGCTCCAACAAGTCCAGCGACTACAAGAGCGCCAATAACTTCCATACTCATTTTTACCTCCTTATTAACTTTTTTTCAGTATGTAACTGAATTGTAGGTTCGTTTAAATTCATCCAGAACGAAAGACCTTCTTTCGCCCATAAAGCATAAACGCCGAGTTTATTTGAGCCATCATCATCAGGTCTATTTGACACTTCTATCACAAGCCCCTGATCTCCACATTGGGATTTAATCAAATCCCCAACTTTAAATCTGTTTTTTTTCATAATTTATTTAAACTAAAAGCCGAGTGCCTTTAATTCCTCGATTGTTTGACGGGTATTTTTATAAAGAATAGCTTTACCGCCAGATTCTTTAAACGGAATAGTATTACTTTGGAAATCATCAATAAGAATTCCAATTTTTCCACTTTGATTAGCAAATTCATTTTTATTAAATCTTATTTGAACATTGTCTCCTGTTAATCCCAAATTATCTTTCACCCATTTCTTTTTTCCAATAACTGATTGGAGATCGACAGGTCTTGACAGAATCTTTGGATTAAATTTTTGAATATAACTCCACAGTTCTTTTCCACGGGGTTGCCATTTGAGATTCATCCAGAAATGACGATTATCTGGCATTACTCTATACATAAAGTTTCTAACAGGCTTCTTAAAGTGTTCAGAATTTTTATTAGCATCTCTTTCTTGTAATTTTTTGCCGTTGAGGGCTTCTCTTGCTGCTAATTGAGCATTTTTATAACGATTCGACGCATTTTCAGGTGCTTCATTATAGATAGCGTCATTAATGCCGTCCATTAGATCGACCAGAACCCCATCTAAATCACAAAAAATTTGAAAGTTGTTTTTATCCATGTTTACCTTTTTATGCTCACAGAGGGACTTGAACCCCCACGCCTAAGATTAGCAAAAGATTTTAAGTCTTCCGTGTCTACCATTTCCACCATGCGAGCAGGAGTGCAAAACTCTTTTCGACAAGGCGTGTTGCAAATCGCAAAGCATTTGCCCCATTCCCATTTATGTTTAATAGTTCTTTCACAAATTGCGCTGCACTCGTGGCAACAAACGAAAAACCTTTCATCACACTGAATTTTACCATTTGGTCTTGAACATTCAGAAAAACTAAACATTAAAGAAATCACTAGAATAAGATTTTTCATCTATTAGCTCTATTGTACCTGGGTTTTAAAAGGATGTCAAGGAAAAAAAATTTCTTTAGAATTGATCTTCTTCAGTTGAATTTTTTAATGCTAGTGTTGAGGAATTACCCCCACTTATAACTTGTGAAACTTTATCAAAATAGCCGGTGCCGACTTCGTGCTGATGTTTTGTTGCAGTAAAACCGTCTTTTGCAGCTTTAAACTCTTTTTGTTGAAAACTAGAGTATGCGGCCATTCCTTCGGTCTTATATTTGTTAGCTAATTCAAACATACTATAATTTAATGTATGAAAACCGGCCAAAGTGATAAATTGAAATTTAAAACCCATTTCATTAAGTAATTCACGAAATTTCTTGATTGTTTCTTGGTTCAAATTCTTTTTCCAATTAAAAGATGGAGAACAATTATAAGCTAATAATTTATCTGGGAATTTATCATGGATTGCTTTAGCAAATGATTTGGCTTCTTCTAAATCTGGTGTTGAAGTTTCAAACCAAATCATGTCTGCATGAGCGCAATAGGATAAACCTCTATCAATAGCCATGTCAAGTCCGCCAGTAATCTTATAAAAGCCTTCAGCTGTTCTTTCACCAGTTATGAATTTGTGATCGCGTTCATCAATGTCAGAAGTCATTAGTTTTGCGCTTCCAGCATCAGTGCGAGCGATAATAACTGTTTCAACAGCACAAACATCAGCCGCAAGCCTCGCCGCAGTTAATGTTTTAATAAATTGAGAAGTAGGAACAAGAACTTTTCCACCCATATGTCCGCACTTCTTTTCTGAGGCTAATTGATCTTCAAAATGAACACAAGATGCGCCAGCTTCAATCATAGCTTTCATCAATTCATAGGCATTTAATGAACCGCCAAAGCCTGCTTCTGCATCAGCAATAATTGGAACAAACCAATCAATATCATGATTATCTTCCGAATGATCAATTTGATCTGCTCGTTGTAAAGCTTTATTAATTTTTTTAACAACTTCTGGAACAGAGTTTGCTGGGTATAGGCTTTGATCAGGATACATACTTCCTGCAAGATTTGCGTCTGCTGCTACTTGCCATCCACTCACATAAATCGCTTTCAGCCCAGCGCGGACTTGTTGAACAGCTTGGTTGCCAGTAAGTGCGCCTAGTGCCGCAACGGGTTGCGGGCCTTGGAGCCGATCCCAAAACTTTATTGCACCAGTTTCTGCCAAAGTATATTTAATTTGTAAAGAGCCTCTTAAAGACATTACATCTGTATAATCATACGGACGTTTAATATATTGCCATCGATCAATTGTCATTTTCATTCCTCCAAGAAATCAAGTAATAAGATCATAACATTTTAAAGTTAGAAAGTCAATTATTTTTTTAGAACTACACAATTCAATAAAAATCTCTTTTGTGTTATCAAATTGTTTACAATTCTTAAACTGCTCTAATTCCTCATTTATTAATTTAGTTAAAAAAGGTTTTGTCACCCTTTCGCCGTTGTTAAGATAAATTTTAAATTTTAACCACTGCCAAATTTGTGCTCGGGAGATTTCGGCAGTTGCTGCATCTTCCATAAGATTATTAATTGGAACACAACCGTTTCCGTTTAACCAAGCATTCAAATACTGAAATCCAATTCTAATGTTATCTCTTAAACCTTCTTCAGTGCAAACTCCCTTTGGAACACATAATAAATCTTTCTGGGTTATTAAATCATTAAGATAAATTTGTTTATGAATTTGATTTGGAGTTTCCATATGAGAATCAAAAATGCCTTTAGCTATATATACCAAACCAGGATGTGCTACCCAAGTTCCATCATGTCCGTCTTGAACTTCCCTTTCTTTATCTGCCATTACTTTTGCCATCGCAACTGCATTTCTATGTTCCGCATTTTTAATAGGAATTTGTGCTGCCATGCCTCCAATGGCATGTGCGCCTCTTTTATGACAAGTCTGTACTAAAAGTTGTGAATATGAGCGCAAAAAATGCTCTTTCATTCCAACCTGATTACGATCTGGCAAAACAAAACATCTTTCTGATGACATTGTTTTTATAAAACTGAAAATGTAATCCCATCTGCCACAATTTAAACCAGCAGAATGTTCTCGAAGTTCAAATAAAATTTCATTCATTTGAAATGCTGCTGGCAAAGTTTCAATCAAAACCGTAGCTTTAATAGTTCCAGGTTTTAAATCAAAATAAGATTCTGTAAAGTTAAAGACATCGTTCCATAGTCTTGCTTCTTTATAACTTTCTAGTTTTGGTAAATAAAAATAAGGAGCACTATTATTTTTTTTGAGTGCTTTATGATTATGGAAGATATATAAACCATAGTCAAAGAGAGAAGCACGAATTGGTTTATTATGAACAACATAATTCTTTTCAACAAGATGAAGACCTCTTGGTCTTACAAAGAGAGTCGCAGTTTGATTTTTTAAACTATAATGTTTTTTCGTTGTGGGGTCTGTGTACTCTATGGTTTTGGCCACTGCGTCACGCAGATTCTCTTGACCCTGAAGACAATTCTCCCAAGTCGGACAATTTGAATCTTCAAAATCTGCCATAAAAACATTGGCTCCTGAATTGAGAGCATTAATAATCATTTTACGAACTGGCGGTCCTGTAATCTCTACTCTACGATCATTTATTTCTTCTGGAAATGGTGAGATTGTCCATTCAGTTTCTCTCACTTCTTTTGTAGAAGGTAGAAAGTGTGGATGAACTGGAATAATTAATTTCTGCCTTCTAGCATTCAGAAGTAATTCTATTGAATTAGAAAATGAAACTGAAAGATCATTTAAAAATTTTTTTGCTTCTTTAGTTAAGATTTGATTTGACATGATAAAACTGTATTAAGATTTTAATGAATAATAAAATAGTTCTATTGCATGGGTCTGACACAGGATTTTTTTATCACTCCAATGCAACCACTTAGTAGAACAATAAAGATTACCTATTTTACCACATTTTTCACATGTTTTGTAAGCAAGAATGCTGGTTGCTTGTAAAATAGTGTCAATTTCTTTGGTACTGTTTATTGATTCAATCTCAAGACAACCAAATTTTTGCTTTAAAGAAACAATTTTAAAACTAGATAAATCATTTTTAGGATAAATGCTTATATAAAGATCTAGGGTGCGACATAATTCTGTTATTAGATTGCACCAGCCACGATCAAAGTTGAAACTAAGGTTGTCAAAATCTAAGAAAAGATGAGAATAGGATTTGAACAGTGACTTCTCTTGTCTTTCTGTCATAAAATAAATACAAATTACTTCATAATTTCTTTATTGAAATAAATAATAGCATATAAATTTCAACAGGTCAACAAAAAAGAACAGAGAAATTAGAACAAAAAAAAAGGGGCTTAGAAGCCCCTCAAAAAAATGATTTTTTTTATTTAACGAAAATTAACCTGCAACTTTGGTCGTCGGGAAACGTCCACGAATATTGCTATTGAAATAGGTTCCTGCGCTCTTGGCCTGAACCAATGCGTCAGCAGTTTGACGGCTCACACCGCGAAAAACATATTTGGTTGCCGGTGCCTTCTGCATCGTAACAGTAAGTTCCTCATTAAGTTGATTATAGCCAACTTCGCTAATAAGGGATGAATTGTTGATTTTTGTCATAAATGACCTCCATTGTATTTGGTGAAACATTTCACCTGTTTAAGATAGCACCATTATAAACGATTCAATTGCTTTTGTCAAGTGATTTTTTGCTCTTTTATGGCATTAAGCCAAATTAATGTTGCACCCACAAGACCAAAGACACAAATCGGCATACCAATAAATAAATTTAATAAAAGTTTAGTCTTCATCAATACCTCCAGGCGCAGCCGTCGCGGGAAATTTCTCATCCTCGCAAACCAACCGCATTTCATCCCACGCCATACAATCCTCAGAACCATCAATAAATTTAACATAAAATCTATGATGAGAACTTGTTAATTCAACAATTTCAGTTATAATTGCGTATTCAACAGGATGATTCAATCCAGTACACCACTCAAAATGTGGAGAATCATAACCGTGTTTTTTATTAGCTAAAACTAAATCGCCAACATGAAACTTAGCCACTCGCAAACCTATCAATAGTTATTTTTTTAAAAGCTTTATCAATTTTTAAACGCAACCCATTTACAATTTTTTGTCGCTTTAGATCGTCTTTCGATGGAAGTTCATCGACACTCCACCGTTGTCGAGTAAGTTGCATTTGGAGTTTATACAGTTCTCCATCCAGTAAAAGTGCTTCATCTTCAGTTATTTCTATCATTTTTTTCATCCTCTAATAAATCTAATTTAATCTTTCTTGCAAACCACGCCATCGCAACAAAATTAATAATGAATACAACCACCACACCGATTATGTCCAATGTGGTATAATTCATTTATGATGCCTCTGCCACTAATTCAATATTATGTTCAGCCCAACTATCTTCTTCAATTGTTGATTCTTGTTCAATCGCCCAATAAATGTGATAGTATCTTTTCAAACCAGCACCTTCGCCACCAATGATGGCCACATCAGTAACAACTCCATAGTCATCATTTTCATAACACCCATTGTCTTCGGGAAAAAGTACAAGATCCCCAACTTTAAATTTATTATCAATAGCCATTATGGATTCTCATGTTCATACGTGAACGGTTCTAGTGTTGCGTTTTCAATAGAATTTTCATTTAAATAGCGGTAACAATCGCCATAGTTTCCTTCAAACAATACTTTACCTTCTTCATCAAGAACTTTCCAAATTGTGTAAAATCTCATCCTTTTCAAGCGCAGCTCTCCTTTGCAGGTGTAATTAATTCAAGTTGAGTATAGCTGTACGCAGACAGTCTCGCCCTACGATCATCAGCCCATTGAATTTTATACCAAGTTTGCTCATCATGCCCTCGCACTGTACCAGTAACAATTCCATAATCTTTACCAAATAAAAAATCGGTAGATTGACTATTTTTATAAGCAATTAAATCGCCAATTTGAAATTTATGATAGTTTGCCATTTTGACCTCGTGTTATTAATTTTAATTGGCCTTTGTGAATCCAAGAACTGCGACCATCATACCACACACATTTTATTGTGTCAACTTTATCAGAATCATCAGAAGTTATTTTAACCACAACTCCAAAACCTCGATTTAATTTAGATAATAAAGTTGTATGCTTTACCAGATCGCCTATTTGAAATTTAAACCTTTTCATGCTTGAGCAATTAATTTAATTATCTTCTTGTCATAAATTATCCATTCAGGCTTTATAGCATTTAGCCATTGAACGCGCAATAGTAAACATTTTCCTTCGTTGTGATCAACTTCCACAACAATCCCAGTTTCAACCATAACGCTGCCAGAAATTACGGTTGAGTATTCAATTAAATCGCCGGTTCTCATTTTACTTTTCCATGAAGTTCAAGCGAGTATTCCATTTCCCAACGCTCACCAACATCAATAAATTTAACTTTATAGGCCCACGCCATTTTCCCCGAATCATCGCAGGCGAACGAACGGTTCGATTTTTCCAACACAATGCCAATTTTGCCATGGCAAACTCTAAGACCCATCGGGAAATTTGTAAATTTAACTAAATCGCCAACATTAAATTCACTTTTCATTGTTAACTCTTGCTTTCATTATTAAACATTTAGATTTTTCCCAAGTAAACGGTTCACCAACTGCCCATTTAATTCGATAAGAATAAGCGTGTTCTTTCCTACGACGCCAATCGGAAGAACTTTTGCCTATCACAATTCCAAGATGCTCAGAATAATTAAGTTGAACTAAATCGCCAACATTAAATTTGCTCATTATAACCTCGCCAATACTTTAACTTTAAAATCTTCTTGTAATGGCGACTTAACTTCAAAAAAGAACTGAGTTCTTCCACTAGTTCCAACCCATTCCCAATATTTTCTTGGGGTTTGGGGATGTGGTTCGACGTGGACGCCAACGCATCTTATAATAATACCGATTTCAGTGGGCCAACCAAGTTTTTCGACCTTAATCAAATCGCCTTTTTTGTAATCCCATGAATTTTTCATTATGCTTTCGCCTTTTTCAATGAAGTATTCATATAACATTGATCGCCAGTATTTTTATCGTGAGCCCAATGCACACGAACAAATTGTTCAGCTTCGTGAAGTTCATTACTATCGGAATTTCCATCAAACACAGGATCACCCCAATCTTCCACACCAATAACAAGTCCATAAGTTCCCATCGGAGGATGTCTTGTGGAACAAAACTGATTGTCCATTTGAACTAAGTCGCCTTTTTTAAACTTTCGCATTTTTTGCAATTACCCATGCTCTATCCCACGATGAATAGCATAACCAAATCCGCCCATAGGGATGATCCAACCAGTGAATGTCAGCATAACGGGATCTGCGTTTGCCATCGTCGGGATAATCCATTCCAATTTCTGCAACAATGCCAATTTCACCAGTAAACCACTGGACCAAATCGCCAACCTTAAATTTATCTTTTTTGTTCATTGGGTTTTTCTCCACAATCGCATTCCTTCATTTCAACTTGATGCTTTCTTAAAAGACAAATGGGGCATCGAACATAGTTTCCATCTCCCAAAGCCCAATACCATTTCCACATCCAAGGTGTTCTAAAAATTATTAATTGCCAAGGACCGAGATACCAGAGAATGCAACACATTGGAAACCCTGAATGACGACCACAGTTCCAATCAAATTGGAATTTGGCCATTAAGTTTTTGACTTTCATTTTGCTTTTGCCACCAATGTTAATTGTTTTACTGGTTCCCATGTTGGGTGATGATTCGACCAATGAATTTGATAAGCAGTAGCATGTGAGCCGAAGCTTTTTTTCTGGATTATGATTCCTGTTCCAAAGTTTTCACGTTGTGAACAAAATCCGCCCTCAACCAGATCGCCTATGTTAAACTGCTTTTTCATTTCGCCCTCGCCATTAATCTTATTGTTGTTGTTAGTGTCATATGTGTTCGGTTTTTATTTTTCCAATAAACCACTGGGAATTCCCAACTCCTCTTACGATTAATTTTAAACCCCACAACAATTCCGTAATCTTTTCCACGTTTACCCGCGTTACTCACCCACCATCGCCAAACAAGATCGTTTTTTTTCGGACGTTCGCCGGTTTTATATGGTTTTCTTTTTATTTGATGTGCCAAGTGGAATTACCTTTGTTATTTTTGGTTTAAAAAAAATGATTTCTTCGCCTTTGGTTAGATCCCAACACTCAATTTGTGTTCGTCCGACTTGGTTGCCTTGCAAATTGGTTACAAGTCGCGTATAGTCACAGATTCTTTTAAAAATTTGACAAGGATCGTGAGGCAAACAAAAATGTTGACCGTTTTTAACATTAATAAGAAACATCGAACCATCCTTGTTTTTTTGCCTTAATTTGAGAGATTTTGCAATCAAAGATTTCACCAGTGCCTAACTCGACCGCAACAGTTCTGCTCGCATTTTCTGTCCAATTGTTGAAATTTATGACAGTTGCGGGCATTTCTTGCCCACCATTGATAACGATGACCGATTGTCCGACAAGCACAGTGTTTTTGATCTTTGACAAATTCATACCCCATTATCGCATGAATTGCCTGAAATGTCAATGATAGTAAACCCTTATGTGGGCTTTTATGTGGGCTTTTTAATTTGAAATTTTTTTTCTGTGATTTTTTTAATTATTAATCTTTTCGATTTCGTCTTCGTTCCATAGAACGACTGAGTAATAATTGGCATCAACTGCCAAATGTATGGTATATGCTGGGAGGTATGGGCTTGATGTCAAGATGCTTTCTTTGCCCCAAGTCCCGCATTTGTGAGTTTCGGTTATAATGCCGAATTGTCCTTGCAAATTTGGGGGAACTGATTTTGAGCATTTAAGCCGAACGAGTTCACCGATTTTGAATTTGTATTTTTGTTCTGACAAGCACTCATAATTACTTAATTAACTTATGCTTCGGCCAAAAGAATTATTTTATCTGCCCGAACGTCCCAATAGATTTTGCTGTCCATTCCATGCAATTTATAATAAATTTGTCCGCCAATTTGCGGATAGGTGTTTTTGTCGAGCACTACGGCTGTGATGTAAGGTTGTTCGTCGATGTGCCACCGAACGTGTGGTTTTTTAATTATTACTAAGTCGCCTGGTTTGAGTGATGTGTGCATTTTCCAAATCTCAAAAATTTACCGGCGCATTGAAAATGTACTTAGCCGCCAGCGGCGGCACCGCCAACGCTAGGGACATAGATTCCGGGGTGGGGGGGTGCCCCCCTCCGTCAACTTGCGTTGCATGTCAATTCAAATTGCGACTATTTCCATTCGCTGTTCTCCCAATCGTCAAGCGTTTCCTGTGCAACAAGTGTAACACGACCTTGATCGCTTGGCAAGAATTTGTTTATGTGTTTGCTTGTAGTGACAGACCACTTGCGATCAGTCTTGAACCATGCGCCAGTTGGTGACTGCAAAGCAACAGGGGTTTCGTAAGAGTAAAGAACCTCAACACCGCTTGCTGATTCGACGATGGTTTGGTTTGATCCGTTTGGTTTAACTTTCATAATACTTCCTTGATTCCTTATAGGTCAATGGTTAATGGTTATAGATTATAGACAAATGCTAACGTCGAAAGGGTCGCGTCCATCGGCATCGACTGGCGAATCTTGCACAAGCGGTAATGCTGCTTGCACTTCACCCGAACCAATAAGACTCACAGCTTCGGCAAAATACTTTTCATGCATGTCAAGAAACATGCCGTTATCAACGATCTCTTGAATGAAATCAATGTTTTCTTCTCGGCTCATTAGCTTATTCGAGAAACGATCCATTTTTTGTAGTATTCCAAACATTATAATTCTGATTCCTTTTTTTAGTAAGATTGCACGGTTTCAAAACCGTATCCGTTATTGTCTTTTAGTGACCAAAAAAGATCGATTGCTTTCAAGCGAAGGGATCTTTTTGATTCGTCGGGGAATGCTTCAACTTGGTAAAGATCCAAGTATTCAAGCAGTTCATTTTTATCCATGTTTTTTATTTCAGTCAAATTCATAATCGTATTATCTCATCCTTGTGGGCTGTTTGGCAATTAGCATAAACCCTACTTTTGTCGTTTTTTTAATCTTTTCTGTGGAAACCCTTAGTAAGTTGGGACCAGAATGAAGGTATAACCCGGACCATATGAGTCCTGGTATTTCTTGACCAGCTTGAGAGCGTTGAAAGATTTTGACTCGCTAAGAGTCATCGGGACATCGAAGTGTGAACCGTTTGGGTGAATCCCTGTAATTTTAAATGACATGTGTAATAACCTTTGCTGTTTGACAGCTTTATAGGGGTGAAAGTGAATTGCTGCTAGTCTGCATCCAAATAGTTTTGATTTTCAATGCAAGTGACATCCCCAGCATAGATCGCCTTGTGGCCAGTGTAAACCAATAGTTGACCATCATTGTCGGTCGATACTTCGGCTTGACCTTTGAAAAGGATCGTCATAGCTCGTTCAAGATCGCTCTTGGTTGCAAGTTGGCTGCGAAGTACCTCCGCGAGTGCTTTAATTTTTTGTTCTTTAGTAACTTCCATAATTTCCTAATCTTTATACCTGTATTGTCTCACAATGGGGCTTGCTTGTCAACAATAAAATGTTATTTATTTATCTTTTCTGTGTAAACCCTTAATCTTTTCTCGATTCAAGATAATTGTTTTCTAAAGAATCCATGCAAGATGCCGACATTAGACGAGCAGCAGCACCATAATCTTGGATGTCCGCTTGGTGTCCGGTATAGACCACAACCTGATGATCATTGTCAAGCTCGATGCCCGCTTCACCTTTGAACAATTCTTTCATCGCATACGAGAAAGATGCAAAGTCGGTTAGTTGCTCTCGCAAGTATTTTGCAATAACTCTGATTTCATTTTTCTTTTTATCACTCAATTTCATAACTGTATTATCTCCTATCCGGTCAGACTTGTCAACAAAAAAAGATAAATAAATAATCTTTTCTGTGTTAACCCTTAGTCGATGCGGTTGCCATTTTGGTCAACGATCCACAGTCGGCCCCAATCAGCACCAAATGCCATGACGTATTCTGCTAACATTCGGCGGGCATAACCCGAAGTGTGAAATCCTTCATCGATGATTTCATCTTGTGTGTTGCCTTGATAATTTCCTATGATTTTATACATTAGTTTATTCCTCCAAACTTTCTAACTGTATTATCTCATAGGCCTAAAAAAATGTCAAGATAAAAGATTAATCAATTGTCGATTTCTGTGTTAACCCTTAGTCAAGATGTCACTTTTAATTTTGGCCAGTGCCTGCGATGAAAGTTTTAATTTTGCTAGCTCTTCCATATAAAAGTTTTAATTTGCATATCACTCTTGCTGTTTATGCTTTCCCTTATAGGGATTACCCTATGCGGGACAGTGATTTTATCACATCCGGTCATGACTGTCAATGATTAATTTAATGTTTATGTCGATTTTCGTGTAAACCCTGAATGTCTAGAATGCGTTTAATCCGCGATCTAACCGGTGTCGAATCAACTTAAGGGTTTTCACTGTCCCGGCTGGGTTAACCCTACACTGCCGCAAACTGACAGTTTGACAGACTGGCCCGCAATCTCGCTTGCATTGTTCGCAACTGCGGTTGACTGCGCAGGTTGGCTTGACATGCAATTTGTCCTGCATTGTGCAAGTTTGGTTGACGTTGCAAGGCTTGTTGACATTGGCTTAAAGTGCTTGTGATGCGAGTATGCAGGTTGTATTGCAGGTTTGCAAGATACCTTGCGAGCGTATCAGATACGCCAAAACAAACCCCCATTCCTCCACTTCGCCCCACTCTAAGCCACTTTCCATCACTTCCCACTATTACTTTCACAATGCCTTTGCCTGTTTCCCACTCCATCACGTTACTTCATAAAAGGTGTCAATTCATTTACATTCGCATGATAATGCATATTGTCCATTAATTTTATCAATGCAACTTTGTTTCTCAACTCTACCACTTGGCCTATCCATTCTTCTTCGTTGATTGTTACTCTTACCATTGAATCAAGTTTAATTTTGTTTTTTAATTTACTCTTTTTCATTATAGTTGTTCCACACCAATGTTATTCCAATTATCTAAATGTCTGCCATAGTCGTCGTCATGTCTTGTGATGTCATCTTCTCCGAGGTATGAACCAAACTGAGTTTCAATGAAAACTAAATCTTCTTCTTTGCTTGTGTTCTCGATTCGATGCTTCATGCCTTTGCTAATCATCACAACGGCTGCTGTCGTTACATCATCTTCTTTGTTATCAATGGTTATCTTTCCTTGACCTGAAACAATTAACCATGCTTCTGCTCTGTGTTTATGCTCTTGATAACTTTGTCGATGTCCTGGTTTAATCGAGATTCGTTTAACTCTATATTCTTTTCCTTCTGTCACAACCTTTGCAGCTCCCCACGGATAAGGTCTTTCATCATTGTTCGTCATTATTTTTTTCCTCTGTGAATAAATTTATTTTGTGTCCGCTTTTTCTATCGGAAAAATGAATCAAAGCGATCAACGTTCCACCAATAACTACAGACCAGATTGCTAAATAAACAACTGTCATTCTTCAAGCACCTTCTCTCTTAAATTTTTGATGAATCTTTTAAGATTTCTGTATCCTTTTTGTTCTGTTGATGTCAAGGGTCGAGCAGCTTCCACTTCGATTTTTTCTTCAAATTCATCATAAATTTTTTGCCACTCTTTATTTTCTTTGTATTCTTTGAGATCAATTATCTTTGTCATTTGTTTTCCTTATTAAATGTTCTTCAACCCAATTACTTGTGTCTGCATCGAATTGAATTTTGATCCATTTGTCTCTACTATCGTTCCAAAAATAATCTTCTTTCTTTATTTGTTCGCCAATTTTTAAGAATCTAAATCCCTCTGGCAAAAACTTATTCTCTTTATTCATTTATTCTGCTCTCGCTCTTATTTCTGTTTTATCCCATCCCATTGAACCACGAAAGATTTTAGTCTGAAATCCGTGCAAATTGTTTTGCCATCGAATGTCAGCGTAATCACAAACACCTGAACCCTCACCGAATCCGGGCCGAACTTTGTATCCAACCTCTAACACGACTCCATAACCTCTAAGGTTTGCCCAGACAAAATCACCTTTCTGAAATTTGTGTTTAATCATTTATATTTTCTTCTTCTGGTTCATCTCTTTTAAAATCTTCTGAGAGTTTATCCCAATCTAACATTAGGACTCCACCTTTATAGAAGGTCAAGCATGTAAACATCAAACCAATGGTTGCGAATACTGTTAGAAACATCTCTATTGCTATCTTTATAATTGTTATACTCATTTATTTATTTTCCTTTATTGCCTTTTTCCATTGAAGCCATAATGACCATAAGACTATTTCAATCATTTTATTTCTTCTGCTCGCGCCTTTGATGCTTCTTCTGGTGTTTTATAATAACCAATAAGCTGATCACCGATGACCGCTGCCCAACGATGCGTGTCTGATTGTGGACCTTTCTTGCGCTTCACCCATGAGACACCCTCAAGTTGAGGCCATGCTTTTGTTGGCTCTTTTATCTTTCTTGGTCTGCCACGTTTTCTTTTTGATTCTTCGATCAAAATCTTTGGCTTGTTTTTCGAACCCCTCGGCCTTCCTCGCTTTCGCTTTGGTTCTTTGATTAACTTCTTTGGCTTGTTCTTTGACCCTTTTGGTCTGCCACGTTTTCTTTTAATTTCTTCCATGAGTCTAAATGCAAAAAGTGCGCTTACCTATTATAGCAAGCGCACTCTTAGTTTTTAATTTTTTTCCTTATACCTTCTTTCGTCGGCCACGTTTGAAGCGTCCAAGCTCAACACCACGCTTGCGTAAGTTGCTTGCTTTGACTGCGGTGCTTGCGGGTGATGATCCGAGCATTTTTGCAACCTCATTCAATGAGCCATTTTCAAGTGCTGCGTTCCACATTTCAATGAAAACACTTTCATCAACCTTTGCGGGCCTTCCTCGTTTGCGCTTGGCTGGTTTTGTTTCCTTAACTTCTTCTAAAGTTTCAAGACGCAAATCGTCAATGGTAATTGGTTGAACTTCCCGTCGCTTTTCTATTTCTATTTCTTTGTTTATTTCGTCGATTAAATTCATGATTGTATTCCTTCTAAGTTTAGCAACGGACTCAAATGTGATAACATTAATTCCGCTTTTATTTGTTTTAATTCTGGTGATGCGTCTTTTCCCATTCTTGATAAATCCCACATCAATTCTTCTACTCTATCTTTTCCCAAGCCGTCGATGGCATCTTCTAACAAATCAGCTGAAGCAAGAACGTCTGCATATTTGTTTAGCATGATCATCGCGGCTTTGATCAAAAGTAATCCTTCTGTTTCAGTCAAGAATCAACATCCTTTCCCCCACGGGTTTGAAGCGCGTGTATCGTGCGCCGTAAGTATCCGTCAACCACATTCTTTGACATTTTGAACGAATTGGTTTCGGTGCCATCATGTCGGTAATGATAATGTGACCATCAAAAACTCTTTTATTAACAAATTCTGTGGGAGCATTAAAACATGTACCACCATATAAAACACGCTCCTTCTTTCTCTTTTCTCCTTTTTTCCAAACATAAACTTTTTCCTCAAATACCTGATGATCAAATGGAACCACTGTGAAACTTGCAAACTTTGCAAAGTCTCCGAGCCAAGTGAACACTTTGGACAATAATTCATCGCTAACTGAGCCCGATTGATCAATGCTAATTGCGATGTTCGCCCGGTGCTGAACTCGACGACCAAACTTTTTGCCCGGTAGTCTTCGATTGCGTTTGGTTACGCTGGTTTTCTTATCTGCTGCAACACTCGCTTTAATAAATGAAGCCAAAACTTTTTTGGGGTCCAATTTAAAACGTCCTTGGACAGCATCTTTAATTGCTTGTGCAGTTGTGCTCGAAACGGTGCCCCAACCTTTTGGTTGTCCGCCTTTTCCGTCGCCAACATCGCATTCTGTCGCAGCTTTCGCGATAGCATCTTGCATTTTCTTATCTGCAATTTGTTTTCCTAAATCATCTGGTGATGGTTCTCCAAATTCTGAATGATCATCAAATTGATCACAATCTTTAAATTTGTCAGGCTCGTTTCTCTGCTGTCCTTTAATCATGTTCGCATACCAATCTGCTGCTTGACCGAGAAGATGGATGTCCACAAACTCTCCGCGACCCGGCATCAAAACAAAATCAGGCGCATTGTCCCGCATGTTGCTCAATGAATTGATCGCCAAGTCCATCGCACAATTAGCAGTTTTACGATCCACGTCTTCTAATTGACGACCTTGAACATGGCCGAACGATGCGTGATAAAGCTCGTGCATCAAAACCCATTTTTTATGAATAGGCGATAACGACTCCATAAATTCAGGATTATAAATTAATTCATAAACCAAGCGGTCTGGATTAAATTTTATTCCTGCTGTCGGAATTGAGTCGGTCGGGCGTTTATCAAGTTGTCTTGACAAAAGCGCAAAGTATGGCTCGCCGTGTAGCAAATGATAAATGTCGTGATCTAATTTATACATTTTTATTTTTCCTCTGCCGGTTGACTGACAATGCTTGCAATATAGTTACCAAATGATTTTCCATCGGGCAAATTAATGCTCCACATTTTTGAAATGGCATCACCATTTGCTCGCGTCAATGCTTCCCATGCTTTCATCGCCAATTCAGGTGAAATGTTAGACACAAAAAGTGCCACATTTTTTAATTGGTGATCTTTTAATTTTCCTTTAAACAAATCAGAATCAGAAATTTTGTCGATCATGGCATTTGCGTCATTGATCCCAAAACTGTTAACCACTTCCTTGCAACGTCCTTCGAAAATGTCTTCGACGGATACTTGTCGCTCGTAAGTTTCAACAAAATCGCGAAAGGCGATTGCGCCTTCTTGACCGATGAAACCTTCACCAATAAAATAAAGGTCCATCGAGATTTTCTTATCTTCGTTGGGCTCCAATAGATTTTCAGAATCCAGTGCCAAGCATTTATCAAAATGCGCCCAAGATCGTCGAGATGGATAAACTTTATGCGTTTCAATCTCGCCTTTGTGCTCCAAGTGTTTGGGATTTTTTCTAATAAAATCCACAACCAAAGGATCGCAACGATCTTTGGCCCAATCGATCCAATCTTCAACGGTCGGTTCAAGATTTACATGCCACCACCGATCATGCTCTGCTGGATCAAGTTCTGAAACTTGGTATGCGTTGCTCTCGTCGTGCGAGCCACCGTTAACCATCGCAACGATGATTGTATCCGGGTGCAAGTAATGACCGGCAATTTTGCGACTGTCACACAATTCCATAAGAGATTGACGCACGTCATTATTAGCGCGATCAACTTCGTCAAAGAATAAAATGCAGGGTTTGTGGCAAGCCTGGGCAAACCAGCCCATCGGAGCAAACGAAGTGATCCGACCATGTTCCGAGTCTTTTGGTTCAGGTACACCGATCACGTCACCCGTGTCCGCCATTTGAGAGGCGCGACGTTCAACGATTGGGAAAAGATAATCTTCGCCCCACTTCATTGTAAAATCGGGACCAAGAATCCCGCCAAGTTTGTCTGCTAATTGATAAACAATTTCAGACTTCCCAATGCCGTGACGACCGTGACCCATAACGGGTTTGCGACTGCGAATAATACGCGGTGCAATCTTACTAAATTGTGCAAATGAAATTCCTTGTGTAGCCATAATTATTTTTTTCTCCTAACCTTTTTTTCTCTAACCATTATCTCATATTAATTATGAATCGTCAACCCTGTTAAACCCTATGAATTGCTTTTAGTTATCATTTATGTGATCAACACTTGAATCAGATCCGTTATGCCAGCGACGATCAAAAGAATCTGACAACTTGGATACGTCAACTCTGGCTGCAATTTCCATTTCAGGCGTATGATAATCAGTGTCAATCAAACCAGCAAAGTCAGAAGGTAAAGACATGCCTCGCGTTGCTCCAGATGGAAACCGAACACGCACCACACCGCACGGCCTTTTTGTCTGTCGGTGATCTAATCGCCTTTCTGCGAAACCCACCACAACTCCGTAATGTCCTAGGTCGTTGCGTTGTCGTAACATCCGGTCTTGAGCCCACTCTGAAAAATTTGACACATCGCGAAACTTTAATAATGTCCCATGACCAAATCCGACCTCGCCGCAACGCGCTAAAAAACTTTTTCGCCATTGGCAACTTAAATCGGCAGCTTTGCCTAAATCTTCGTTCCGTTGCGAACACGTTTTTTTATTATGCCCAGTTTCTCTACAATAACCACACCGACGAGGGTTGTTCCTTGATTCGTTTTCTTTGATTTTAGCTTGTCGGGCATAATACCCGTTTGGCTCCTCACGTATCCTCTTTTTTAAAGAAGGACAATTTCTTCGATTGTGTCCACGATCTCCACAAAACCCACAGCGATTACTACTCATTTTTACTCCTCAAATCTAAAGACAAAAAGGTGATCCCAATAAGATCATCTTTTTAGTTGCGGGATAGCGATAAACACGATCTGAATCTATGTGTTTGCACCTAACAAGTCTTTTGGTTTCACCATATGCAAATACATCATTATCACCATAACCATAACCAAGATCAAAACCATCGAACACAGTTATCTTCTCAATTACTTTATAAATGTTTTTTGGATTCAACGGATCACAAACCATCGAACCTTCTTTTATTTTTTCCAATTTAAACTTCACTTTATTTCTCCTAACTTTCTAAATGTATTATCTCATATGGGATTAAATAAAGCAATTCTGATAAACCCTGCGTTGTGTCGTTTTATTTATTTTAACAGGGAAACCCTTAAACGGGACAGTGAAAGCAGGGTTTCACCTACGAGCGCGTTTGGGGGCAACTGCTCGCCCAATGATGCCACGATCATCGAATGAAAGCGCACAGGCTCTCACCGGATAACCGATTTTATTATCTCGATGCACCTTGCATTTGAAATCGGCTATGTCTAACATTTGATCATCGTAATAATAAAGACCGAACAAGATTAAAATTACTGCTATTGTTTTTAACATTTTATTGTTCCTTTAACTGCTATGGATTAAAAATTGTTTCACTTTTGCAAACTCATCACGGTTGCTATTCTTTACAAACTTGACTTGCTCTAAATCGGTTGACTTCTGGTTGCCAGTTGTATGACCAGGAGTAACTAATTTATCAATTTGCTTCAAAGTGTTGAAGTATTGTTGGCGAGTGAAAGACCAGACCTTAACATGATCTGGGTACATTCCCACAAGCTGAAGCGAAGTCCACTTCTCTTGCTTGGGTCTGATCTGGTTCCACCATAATTGTTCTTGACCGTTGGTTCCTAAAGTAACCGTTGCATATTTAACTTCGGAATGTTCGCCGTCGATTCGCAGATCACCTTGATCAGAAATCTTTTCTACAACGTGACCTTTTTCTTCTAACAAAGTTTTTACTATTCTAACTCCTAGTTCACCTTTTTGTTGGGGTGTCGTTAGTGATAGTACGCCACTATTTTTAGAATCTTCCCAAAACTTTAATTTTTCATCACTTTTCATAACTTCGTTAACAAGCGAATTTACTTTGATTGTATTTGACATAATTATTTTTGTTCTCCCTTTTCGTCTTTTTTCGATAATTTTGTTAATGCTCTGAAAGTGTATTCCACGGTTAATAACTTAATCATTTTTGGTGTAACCTCAAAAAAAGGTTCTTGTTCATCACGATCCAATACCTTTACGCAAGGTTTTTTATCTTCATTAAGATAACCAAAAACTGAAACTTCTTCTATTCCTGAGATTGTCTCAACATGAGAAAGAAAACTAAGATTCATTTTTAATACTCCTGCAAAATCTTGCGGAGGCGTTGTATCTTTTGCCGCGTCTTTTTGCGCTTGGTTAACTTATGTGGGTGAGCACCGGCTTTGCGCTTGAAAATCTGGCAAAATTCGGGGCCTAGTGCTGGTGCTTTCTTTTTCATAACTCACCTATTTTGTTTCGGTAATGAGCAAAAACCCTCATCAATAAGGCTCTTTGCGGTTCGTCCGTAATGTCCTTGGAGTGTCCAAGCCATTCCACTATTAATCAAACCTTGGAAAAACTCGACGAGTCGTTCCCAATCCATTTGACCATTTTCATAATCAATTATGTCTTGAACATTCATTATTTAATTTCCTCGACTGTCACTTCTAACAGTTCCTCACCAGAATATTCGGTGTGGATAGGTTCGGCACCAGTAGAATAAACCACTTCTTCGGCTTCTTCTTCTGACGGTGCTTCCACTTCATAGGTTTGATACACAGTACAGGGAATAATAACTTTAAATTTTTTCATTATTGAATTTCGTCTTCGTCTTTGATCAGGCCAAAGGTAATCGCATCTTCAACAAGTTGATCAAAATCACTTTGATAATCAGAGTCCAATGCTTTTTGTGCAAACTGAATCAAATCGTATTGTGTCCAAGATTCAATAACTTGCGGAATAAGTTTATCAATTAATTCAAATTTGGTCATTATACTTCTCCTTTTAATTGTGCAACGCGATAATCTTCTTCGACCAGATCATCTTCTTGGATATCGACCAATTTAGTCATAGTCAATTTCTTGACTGAATCGTCACAAAGACCCTGCACTACTCGCTTCCATCGATTACTTCGAGTAGAATCCATCCATTTTTTATCCTCTAAGAGTTCGACGGCATCTTCTACTAATTTATAGTCAACACACAATCCCAAATCTTTGTCGATGATGTCATCCACCAAGCGGCCCAACGTACAGACAAAGTTTTCAAGGTCTAAGATTGACCTAGCAAATTTTTCATCCTGTTCTTTAATTATTTCTATTATACTCATACTCGGAGTTCTCCATTTTCATCTTCGTAGCATTCAACTTCATCAATTTCAACATGATTTACTGATACTACAAACCATTCAGAATCCCGTGCATTTTGTGCTTGCTGGATTGCCATTTCTTCGTTATCCACATCCTCGATTTCAATTTCTTGGGTTACGGTGATGGTTCGTGTTACAATGTATATTTTATTCATCTTTTTTTTAATCCCTCACTTTCTAAATGTATTGTCTCACGATTGTATGCTACTTGTCAAGTATTTTCTTAATCTTTTTGATCAGTTCTTTGTAGGGTTTCTCTAGCCTATCCTGCATAGGAATGTCAACAAACCCGGATACCCTTTCTTCTGCCATTGATCCGGCTTGAACGCGACCGAGCGATAGCGATACGAGAATTAATTTCCACTCTTTTTCACTCAACTTCATGTATGTATTGTCTCACGATTGTATGTTATTTGTCAAGCGTTTTCTTAATCTTTTGTCTTGGGTCGAAGTTTTTTAAGTGGGGGTTTTCATCCACCCAATTCTTATGGATTGCCCAACGGTGGTCCCACAATCGTTTACGAATTGAATCGATCCGAAAAGGATTATTTGAATAAATTGCACGTTTATTCCCCATTTGGGCGTGTCTCTGCTGCAAAGCGCATTTGTATTTTGTTGCTAATTGTTCTAATTTTGAGCGTTCATCATCTTGAACAAACCCCAAGAAGTACCAATCTTTTTCAAATCGTGGCATAGCAGACATTTTATTAACCTCGTTTAACCAATTTTAAACAGCCGGGATGGGTTCCTACTGCCGTGTTTGTATATTCAGTCCATTGAACTAATGGTGTGTTGTATTGTTTGTTGATGCCCACAACGGCACCCAAGATCCTACGAAAAGGTTTTGAAGCATCTCCGGTCGGATCACATAATTCCTTGGATACTAAATCGCCAAGCTCCGGGTACTCACCGGATTCATACCGAATCTTCTTTGGTCCATCAAATGGAACTGTTATACCTTTAAAGGGTTTGTTCATCATTATAGTGCTTCTCCCTTGAGTCGTGCGACTTGATAGCCTTCGTCAATCAGGTCAAGAATGTTTTGGACCGACGTGGGATCAACCGTTCGCGATACAAGTTTAGTCGCAACGACTTCAGGATTTCCGTAACCATCCTGAACTTTATGGTAGGCATCATTAAAAGTGTCGGCATCGACTTCTATGACTTCGTGAATGACTTTTGAAACAAGAACTTTATAACGTTTTTTCATACCCATATTATCTCCTATCGGAGCAATAAAGTCAACGAAAAAGATTAAGATAATGCTGATTTTCGTGGAAGCCCTGCGTAGGGTATTCACTGTCCCGCAGGTTTTGGGTTTTTAGGAGAGATTTTGGAGCAAGGCGTCAATTTTTTCAACCAAACCCATTTGATTGGCGTGACCGGCTGAATCGTGCCAGTAATCGGGCATCTTTACATGTGATTTTAAAATTGTTGCGCGGGATTCTTTTAAAACTTCGACAAGTTCTTTTTGAGCAGCAAGGGATTCAAAATAATCCTTAGCATTTATATAACATGGTTTTTTCATTTATTAAATTTCCTTAGTTCATTATTTGTAACTTCAAATTCATCACCTGAAAAATCGTAAGTCGGTTTTGCTGGTGTCTTTTCGCTAAAACCAATGCCTTTAATTCCTCTAATGTCGGTTCGACTGCTTTCTACTTTTGGGTGAAATTGTGCTGCCCAATTATTGTGTTGCTTGTAGGGATCTTTCTTGGGATTAATGGGATGATTGCCACAGCCACACCAGTGAATAGTTCTTATCTCTGGCTGTGTTACTTCTTCATCATCAGGAATTTGTTTTTTATGAGATTTTTTCATCATCTTCTTTTTTGCCACAGATGGCTTTTCTGTGATTGGACCCAGATTTCCTAATAAATTTACCTTCATCATGTCGTTCATTTCAACTCCTTCGTTTGACTTGAAAGCGAATACCTTCAATCAAGTCCTTATAGTATTTATGCAGGTTCTCTTTTCTTTTGGTTACTTTTTTTTGGTATTTAATGATTTTATGTTTATTTTTTGATTTAGGCCAACCGGGACCACCATTGTAACATCTGTAGGCCAAACCGCCCTTACAATGTTTATACCTGTCCCTATAATAGTTTAAAATATAGGAACCTGCTTTTATACTAACCTCGGGCTTGAACATTTGCGTTTCACATTCTTTTCTAGTTTTAAAGTGCAAAGACTTTTGCCACCACTTACAATTAACCTGAAATAAACCTGCATCGCGTGTTCGCGAATAGGCTTTAGGCTTTAAAGAAGATTCAGTGAGCGCGATTGCTAACAACTCATAAGGATCTTGTTGGTTATTTTCTGCAAACTTAACAATTTGCACCACATGTTTGTGTTTTGATTGTCGATTTAATCCATAGGGATCACAGGCACCCGCTAGGATGGCTGCGTTGATAAAGGTAACGACCCATTCCATTTTTACTTCCTTATTTACTAATAAATGTCGTTTCCGAAGAACCAATCATCATCATCATTAAAATCAAAATCTAGCTGGAAATCATCAATAAGGTTTTGATCGAGGATGTCTTCTAATTTATTATTATCAAATTCTTCTGAATCTACCATTTCTGATTCTATTAAATTCTCAACGATTAAAGTAACTATTTCATCGTATTCCTCATCTGAAATGTTCTCTTTGCATTCCCTTAAGTTGGCCCACGCCTCGGAAGCAGTTAATGTTCCCATTAAAAAATCCTCCATTATTTTGTTTGCTAAAAAATTATCCATTTATTTCTCTCCTTTGTTGGACTAATGAATAGAATAACACAATTATCTTTCACTTGTCAAGACTTAAATACAAATGTTCTGAAAGATATTCCTTAATAATTCAGTATATCGTACTGGATCGGGTGGATAAATGTTAATTAATCTATCCATTTCATTATTAACAATGTCATCCCACATTTGAAAATAATTATTATTTGTTATTATATAAGTTTCATACATATCACCAGGAGAACAATCGCCAACACTACAATTCAGTGCTTGAGCTTGAACGTGAGTTTCTGTTGTAGAACCCCATGTTTGGGCTGGCTCATCAGTAATCATAATAATATAAGGATAGGCATCTGATCGCCAGTTGATCCCCACAGGATCGCTCGGGTCTGTTAAAGAGTCCATTACATCCCAACTCGGTTCACTACCTCCACCATTACACGCCATATTCAATAGTGCTGCGCGAAAGGCCGCGACATCCACTAGTGATGGTTGTGATCGCAATTCATAACGTGCTGATGAATTAGTTTGATATTGACCAGGAAACGAAACAAGAGCAAATCTGTGTTCAGTGTTTTGAAACTGTGAAATGTATTGTGTTATTCCTTGTGTCAATGCTGAGATAAACGGGCACATTGAACCAGAAATGTCTATCACAAAAACCATATCAACTTTGGCGTGAGGATTTAAATCTTCGTCTATTGCGCCATCGCAATCATTGTCTAAATGATCACAAATTTCTAGCTGCGGAGATACAGCACCAATACAATCAGACCATACGCCTAACGTGCAAGAACTAGTTCCAACGCGACATTCACCAATTCCAGCTGTTGCTGTATTCCCACAGGTCATTCCCATTCCGTCTATAACACCATCGCAATCATCATCCCAGTTGTTGCATGTTTCTGGTGCTATGTTATAGAAATAGCATGGACCCCATGCGCCATACTCATCACACAACTCAACTCCAACACCACAATTAACAGGAGTATTAGTTGCTGGATCAAGTATGTTCTGGTTACAAATGCGAGCTTGGCCAAGCACACAACTACACCCCTCATCAACTACGCCATCACAATCATTATCGATCATATCACAAAGTTCTGTCGTGGGTTGGGCTGCATCACAGTTTACCCAAGCACCACTTGAACATTCCTCGACGCCAGAACCACAGGCACTAACGCATCTGCGTATTAATCCCTCATCAACCGCACCATCACAATCATTGTCCGCCCCATCGCAGGTTTCGGCTTCGGGATAGATCGCATCAATACATTTTGACTCGCCGCCATCACACAACACCCTTCCAAATGCACAAATTCCTACAGCTTGCGATGGTCCACACGTTATATGACGAATGTCGTCCACTACACCACTGCAATCATCATCAATCTGATTGCAGGTTTCCGCAGTTGGAAGTGTTTGGTTGTTGCACGGTCCCCATTGACCATTGATACAGAATTGCTCACCGCGTTTACAGATTGAGTCGCCGCCGAATGTTGCGTTAGTGGGTCCGCGCCAGCAACTAATGGGTTTTAAGTCTTCGTCAATCTGATCGTTACAATCATTGTCGCGGCCATCACAAACTTCTGTTGCTGTTGGGTTTACTGATTTTCGCAAATCATCGCAATCGCCGCCGCAAGAGGTATAGCCATCCTTGTCAAGATCAAATCCTTCATCGACCTCTCCGTTACAGTCATTATCCACACCATCGCAAATTTCTTCAGCGGGAGAAACAAAACCTACACAAATTTCACGATCTTCAGGATCGCATTCAATTATTCCAAAATGACATGCACCTGTTTTATAAATGTCGTGATCTTTAAAGTTATCTGCTAAAACGACGGTTCCGTCGTTAGTAATTCCGCAAGGACGATTTATATGACAAACTTTAGCTAAACCAGAGCCGTCATCACACGATGAACAACCTTGAAGAATGGTCGCTACCGCGATGAAAAATAATAGTATTTTGCGTTGGCAAAAAATTGCCCCCATACTAATACTTATACACTACGGGAATCAAAAAGTCAATTATTTTTTTTATTTTCCCTAAGTGAATGTAAGGAGTCGTAAGCAGAATTCTTAAAATTATTCAACTTTTCTAAATAACCTTGATTGCGAAGCATTTTAAAAGCTAAATTTTCTGTAGAGAAAATCCCACCCTTTTCTAATCCACACTTGCGAAGTTTCTTTACTTTGTCTTTTAAATTTGACGCACGCTCAAATACTGAGCCAGGAGATAATCTTTCTAAGCTATCGATTTCCCTCATTAATGAGTCTGCCTTTTTATCTGCGCCTTCGATATCAAGAATGGGTTTTTCTTTTTTTGGTTGTGTCAACCATTCATCATTTTGTAAAGAATAGACGCCCGTAGAATGATGAGGTTCGTTTATATCTTGAACATAAGTTTCAACCTCGTGATCATACAATTTAATATCGTGAACATTATTCCATGACATTTTTTTTAAATTAAAAAAGTCGCGCAACAACTCAGGATCGATCTTAAGTTCATCAAGATCAACAAGTATGTGTAAGTCAACGTCCGACAAATCTGTCCAATTATAATTGGCTAAAGAACCAGTTAAAATGATATCTTTAACATTTAAATTAGGGACTTTTAAACTATCTATGAATTCTTTAGCGATAATTAAAAGTTGTTCTCTAACTTTGGATTCAAGTTTATTATCTTTCCAAAAAGAAGGGTGAAGCTCATCTTTAACTTCAAAATCATTTCTGATCTTGTTAGTATTAAATTTGATCTTCATTATTACTTCTCGTTATTCGCCTTCTTCTACTAATTGGCGAGTTGCTCCATAAAGCTCTTTGGCGTTTTCTGATGCTTTCAAGCCAGCATTTTGGTTGCCGTTGACCGTGTATAGATTAATGTTTTCACTCATGTCTGCCAACCGATTATAGATGATGACAATTTCATCTTGTAACTGATCAATGTATTTGTTTGCAATCTTTCTTATGTCTTCTTGAGAACCAAATTCCAAAGTTGCCACAGGGCCGAGTGCTTTGACTTGTCCCACGCCAATCTCAAAATGAGGTGAGTTTTTCTTCCATTGTTTATCGCTAACGTGTTCTTCTGCATAAAAAGTAGTTTTTCCTTGTGGAGTTCCCCTTTTCCATTCACCAAGAGGGCCGAGTTCATTCCCCATTAGTTCGCCGGTTGAGCCAACAGTAAATTCGTAAAAATCCATTGTATCAACTGCACCAGTGTCTTGCTCGTCTTTGAGAACTACTAAGTATTTCATCGGCTTTTTATACTTTAAGATACTGTTCCTCAAATCACGAAGGGAGCCGCCAACGTATCCACTGCCACCTATTTTATAAAATTTTAAACTAATCGGGTTTCCAGAAGCATCAGTAAAGTCGGCAATATCACCACCCTGAACCTTATCTTTCTTTTGGTTGGCAGCAATTTGTGCAGCATCTTTGCCATAAAGACTTGCTAAAAACGCTTCAAACAAAAATCCGGCTGTTGCATAGTTGTAATCGTAAATGATAGCAGCCAACACATCAAGAAAAACAAGATTAGAAAGAATAGTGGATGTAGATCTGCGTCTGATACAGGCTTCTTTACAATTGTTGATAAATCTGTTGATGAAATTAATTTTAGCGGGTAAAGATTTACCACCAATCTTATTCATAAACATTCCTATTGCTTGTCTGTCAGAAGAATCGGGATCACCAAACTTCTCACTTATTCTAAATTCAGGTAATGATAAGGTTGTATCACGGTCTGTTTTTTTAATGCGTTTGCGGGCTTCGCTTAAAAGTTCTCGCCCTTCTGTGTGGGCACGCCATTTTTTTATAAATTCGCTCATTTCTTTAAATACCTTCTCCAAGATTCAAATAACATTTTATCAGATATTTTGGACTTTTTTGATTCTTTTGGTGGTTCCCAACCTACTGCCCCCTCTGGTGGCGGAACATAATTGCTTGATGGTGGGAGTTTTTTTGATGCTGGTTCAGACTGATCGTCAGGTTGAAAAGGGGGCTCTTGATCTTCCGCGTCTTTTAAAAGACCATAATATTCATTCGCAGACACTTGACGTAATGATTGGTTCCAACCTTGCTTATTCATTTCTTCCAATAGTTTTGCTGCCAATCTCATTTGTTGGTCGT